AAAGTAAATCCTACTATATCTAATAATACTAGAATTAGTTTAAGAACTATAGATAAAAATGCTAAAAATGCTATTCGTGGAGGATTAGGCTTATTAGGTACAGGTGTAGGAGGATATTTACTTAATAGTGTATATAATCAAATACAAGAATCTAATAATTCTAATAATATTCCTGTTAATAATAATTTAACACATCCTTATATTGATAGTTATAAACAATCTCAACAAATAAAACAAGATAGTATTAAAAATGATACTATTAAACAAATACAACAAACTTCTAATAATACTTCTAAAAAACAAGTTACTACACAACAAGCAAAACAAGATGCTGTGAATAATAATACTTCTAAAACTTATAAAAATTTTAATGAAGCATTTGATGCAGCTATTGCTAGAGGAGATAAAACTTTTACTTTTGGTGGTTTAGAATATGCTGCTAAAAAAGCTAAAGGTGATGATTCTCGTAATAGACGTTGGGGTGCTCGTAGAACAGAACAAGTAATGTCTAAATATAAGTCTTGGAAAGATTATTTAGAAAGAAGTGATAAACGTAAAATGAAATATGGTGGTAGAGTTAAAGCTAAAAATGGTACATTTTGGAATGATTATGGAGGAGCAGTATATAATGCAGCAGGTTCTGTAGGAGGAGGTCTTGTTAGTACTTTAGGAGGAATATTAGCAAGTAATAAAATAGGAAAAGCTTATGGTAGAGCTTATAATGTGCTGCATAATGCTTATTCTCAAATGCATGGTATTGATCCTTCTATTATTAATAGAAATGATTTTAATACAGGTCATGCAATTGCTGCTATACAATCTGCAGATACTAATGTAAGTCCTGTATTAGAACGTGCTAGAAGAAATGCTTCTTATGAATCTAATACTGTTAATAGAAGCACTTTAAGTTCTGCTGCTAGACAACAAAGACTTGCTGGAATTAATGATAGAATGTTACAAAGATTTAGTGAAACTTATGCTAATAAACATAATCAAGATCAACAAATTACACAAGCTAATATGCAACGTATTCAGGAAGCATCTAATACTAATGCTCAACTTGATGCTCAAGCAATGCAAAATTATAATCAGCTTAGGTCACAAATAGCAATGTATAATAATGATATAGAAAATAATAAAATTGCAGGTATTGGTCAAGCACAAGCAGATGCTATTACAAATAGTGCAACTATTAAAGGTAATGCTTTACAACAAGGTTTAAGTGCATTAGGTAGTGGACTTGCTAGTGCAGCAGGAGGTTTTGCAAATGCTTGGCAAAGTAATAGAGAATATAAAAATTATTATAATAATATGATACTTGGCAGTAGTGATGCATCTAAAGTTCAAGCAGCTATTTATAATAATGATGAACAATTAGGTAGAATATTATGGGAACAATTTAAAAATCAATCTAATCCATTACTTAAAACTTATACTAATCAATTAGCTGCTAAATTTGGATTTAAAGATGATACAAGAAATAATTATAAAGGTAATGCTTATCTTAAAACTCCTATAGTTATAGCGGCTCATAGTAATATTCCTAATGTAGTTAATACAGCACCTGCTCCAGCTGCTTGGTTAACAGGTGATACTCGTAGTATTTATGGTCTTTAAAATTATATCATTATGGCTAATGAATTTCCTAAAATGAGTCTTAAACAAGCTACTCCTTTACAGAGTAGCTTTACTCCTTTTCAATTTACTCCCAAACCTCTTGATACTACAAGTTTAGAAAGAAGTCTAGATAAAATTGAAGCTAGAGAAAAAGAAGCTATTACTACTAAAAGTAAAATAGATGCTTCTTTAGGTGAAATACAAAGTAAACTTAATAATAAAGAACTTAAATGGTTTACTAATTATAAAGATAATATTAAAAAACAAATTCAAGAACAAATTGATGCTGGTAATTATAGTACTGCTATATTAACTGGAACTCAACTTGCAGGTAATATCATGAATGATGCTAAAATTATCGGTAGAGAACAAGCTAATGCTAATTATCAAAAGAAACTTGAAGAAATTCAAAATGATAAAAGTTTAAGTTCTCTTACTAGAGAACGTTGGGCAGCTCAAAATCCTTATAAATATAATGACGTTTATGATGATTCAGGTAATGTTATTGGAGGTTCTGAATGGAAACCTGCTTGGACACCTGTAAATGAACAAAAAATAGCTCAACTTCAAGCTCTTGCTGCACAACTAACTGCTGCTAGAGGTAATTCTTCTCAAACTAGTCAAGGAGGAGCTTCTTTACTTGATAAATATGGTAATGATACCACAAATTTAACAAATGCAATAGGTATGAAAACTAGTTGGAGTAAAGGAAGTAGTACGTCTATTGAAAGTAAAACTTATAAAAGACTTAAAGAAACTTTTAATAATCTAATGAATGACCCAGAAGTCATTTCAGGTCTTAATCAACAATTTGATAGTTTTCTTTGGGCAATGAATGATAGACAAGTTAAAGCTAAAGATATGTCATTTAGTAAAGAACAAAGAGATGCTTATCAAGCTGAAGCTAATATGTATAAACAACGGTTAACTGATGAAAACGGTTATACTTATAATGAAGCAGATATTAAAAAATGGATAAATGATAAAGTTGTTCCAGGTCTTGAATCATTATCTTATACTAGAGTTAGTACTGGGTCTTCTAATAGTTATTCTTATGACCCTAATTTTTTACAAGGTAATAGAATTAGACTTACTAATGCAGATAATGCAAATGATTCAACTCCAACAGAAATTTTAGGAGTACAAGGTGCAATAATTAATGGACATTTTGAAGCAGATCCTGATCAAAATAATAGTGCTGCTAGTAGCAAAAATTGGTTAACTTTAGGACATTCTATTAACTTTGATTCTAGTCAAACAAATTATAATAATAAAATAAATCCATAATGAGCAATTTTAATTATGATGAATATGATAATCTTATTAATAGTAGAGATTATCTAGGTGCAGCTAATTATATGAGTAAATTTAGAGCTAGTACTCCAGAAGACCAAATAAAAGCAAATAATCTTATTAGACAACTTAAACGAGAAGGAGAAATTAGAGCTGCACGTTTAAGTAAAATGACTGATGAGCAACGACAAGCTTATGATTTTTTTAGTGCTATGGAAGGTAAAGGTACTATTCCTCATACAATATATGATGAAAAAACTGGTCAACCAAAAAATGGTACTAGTAATATGTATGGTGACAAATATACTTCTTATATTAATAATATTAAAACATCTGATGGTAAAGATATAAATACTCTTAAATTTAACATTGCTAATGATGAAACAATGAGTATATTATATAAAACACTAGGTGTTAATGATATTACTGCTAATCAAAAATATGGAATAGATATTTATAAAGATAATAAAACAGGTAAATATAGTATAGCAATAGATAAGCATAATTCAAACCTTATGACTATACTAAATGTTTTAGATGATAATCCAATAGCTAGTAATAGTTTTGTTACCGGTTTTTATAAGATAAGTCCTTATACTGTTGAAGGTTTAGATAATAAAGGTAATTCATATAAATTATTTGCAGGTCATTTTAGTAATATAGAAAGAGCTAAAAAAATTTATAATGATGCTAAAGATGAACAAGAAGAAGTCTTAAATGCTTTAGAACCTAAAAATACTCTTTATAAAACTACAGTTAGTCCTTTTCTTGGTGCAGGTCAAGCTAATGCTTATAAACGTTATCAACGTGGTGAAATAAGTTTTAATGATTATACTAAAATTGTTAAAGAAAGAACAGAAATTTATAATACTCTTATTAAGCAAGCTGGCTTAACACAATATGATGTATATGCTACTGAAATAGGTAATGAAGATAAAGGAGAGGTTCTTGAAAAAACTGATAATATAACTAAGAATCAATTAGAAAAAGCACTTCTTGTTGGTATGGATGAAGGTAGAGTCACATATAGTGCTGCTATTGTAGCAGGTAGAACTGGAACATATATTACTATTGCTCCTAAAGCAGATAATAAAGGAAATTATATGGAAGGAGATGCTGCTAAACCAATGAGATTATTTATTCCTGGTCTTTTTCAAAGTAGTTGTGATGAAACTTTTGAAAATGATACTAAAACTACTGCTATGAGAGATATGGCAGATATTCAAACTTATCAATATGCTAAACAATTACATGATGGTACAGCTGTTGGATATGATGAAAGAGTAGGTTTTTATAAACAAATGGTATCAAATGGTAAACTTAATATAGTTCCTGTAGATGAAGAAGAGGTTCTTGCAAGTCTTAATAGACAAAATATTATAGATAAATCTGCAGACCAACTTATATCTAGTATAGGAGCAGACGGTAAGCCTTTAACCCGTAATGTGAATGGTGTTGAAACCCCATATGATATTTCTGCTATGGGTAAACTATTAGCTTCTGCTGGTACTCAAGAACTTTTTGATGGAATAGCTATTGATAAAGGTACACAATTACAAGAAGAAAATAATATTTATAATGATATTATGAATATTCTTAATAATTTTTATGCTAATTATAATACTAATAATTAAATAATACAAAATATGGATGTTACAGGTATATTTAATGCAGGTGGTGTAGTAGTTAAAAATCCTAATTATACTAAATCTAAAAAAAACACTCAACCAAAATATATTACAGTAACTGATTTTAGTCAACTTCCGTCAGGCAGTACAACAAGTACTGCTTTGACGGATGTCGCATATCAAGGAGCTGAGAAAAATGGAGTTATTTTAGGAGATTATAATGATTATAAAAAATATATTAATCATGGAATAACACCTAATAGTATTGACCAAGATTTAGATATTCAACTTGCTAATAGTCAAGGTTTTTGGACTAAAGCATTTAATGGTTTAGCACAAGCAGCTGTATCTGAAATAGGTCTTGGTACACTTAAAGGTTTTAGTGATATATTTGATTTAGCTGGTCAAATTACAGGTTTAAGTGATGGAGATTATACAAATCCAGTTAGTAAATATCTTGAAGATAAACAAGAAGAATTTAAAGAATTTGCTCCTGTATATGTTGACCCTAATAAAAATATTTTTAATGATGGTCTTCATGACCCAGGATGGTGGTTTAGTAATATACCTAGTATTGTAAGTACTGTTTCATTATTAGTTCCAGGTTTAGCTGCTGTTAAAGGAGTATCATTACTTAATGATGCACTTAAAGTAAGTTCTTTTACTAGAAAAGCAGTTAGAACTTTAAGTGGTGCAGAAAAAGCTATTAAAGCAGGTAAAGAACTTAATGCTGCTCAAATATTTTTGAATAGCGAAAGTACTGCTAAACAAGTAGGTATTTTCTTAGAAAATGGACTTACTGCTATGATGAGTAGAGCTGCTGAAAATTATCAAGAAGCTAGACAAACTTATAGTGATAACTATCAAGATTTTAGAGATACTATTAATAGCATGAATGATGCAGAATATAGTAAATTTATTCAAGATAATAAAAAACTTCTTGCTGATAAAGAAGCTAATCCTAATAATAAAGATGAAGTAGCTAAAGCAATAGCTTCAGCTGCTGCTGATAGAACATTTCAAATGGACTGGGCAAATGTAGTATTTGATGTAGTTCAAATGTATGGTCTTAGAAATGCTTGGAGAGGTCTTAAAAATGCACAAGATGATCCAATCAAAATAAGAAGAGCAAATAAAGATGCAGCTAAATATTTAGGTAAAAGTAAAGAAGAAATTGCCAAACTTAAAGCAGCTAGACCTACTTATAAAAAAGCTGGTGAATGGATTGGAGATAACATATATGGTAGTGGTTTAATAGCAGCTAGTGAACTTTCAGAAGGTGTAGAAGAAGCTGTAAACTATATTGCACAACAAGAAGGTATTCATTTTGGTAATACTCTTTTAAATAAAGAAGAAGGTTCTAAAGATACTGGTTGGCTTGCTAGTATGAGTAAATATTTTGACCCTCGTATGAAACAATATGTTCAAGCTCCTGAACTTTGGGATAGTGCTTTTTGGGGTGTATTAGGTGGTGTAGTATTTCAAAAAATAGGTAGTACATTTAATAGAATTAAACAAAAACTTAATGATGATAAATCTGAAGCTCAAGAAAAAGCTAAAGAAAAACTTCCTTGGTATAAACTTGATGAACTTCCAGAAACTAAAAGAAGATTAGCTGATATTGAAGCTCGTACTTTAGATTTTCAAAAGTATCAAAAAAATCTTGCTAAAATTAATCAAGGTATTGATGTTTATAAATCATCTGAAAATAATGAAGTTAAATTTGATACAAAAGAAGAACAAAAAGCTGCTGCTGATAAACTTAAAAATGAATATATTGCTACTATGACACTTCGTGCAATGAATAGTGGTAATCTTAATATGCTTAAAGCTTATATTAACAATGATGAATTTAGAAATGCTATTATTGAACAAGGAATTTTTGGAGATACTAAAAATAAATCTAAAGAACAATTAAATCAAGAAGCTAAAGCTTATACAGATGATGCTTTAAGTACTATTAATAAAGTAGAACGAGCATACGATGAAGAACTTGTAGCTATTAATACTGCTGCTGCTAATATAGGTAAAAATAAAAAAAGTAACACTATGCCTATTGAATATATGCAAATAATGGCAGTAAATAATGTAAAAAGTAGACTTGAAAAAGAAAATATTGATACTGAACTAGTTCCTGTTAATAAAAGAATTGCTGAACTTAAAACTCAATTTGCAGAACAATTAGACCCTAATATTGATTATGACCATATTATTAAAGTTGGTATTCTTACTCATCAATTAGGTGAACTTTATGCTACTAGAAGAGAACTTACTAAAAATGATACTAAATCTTTAAGTAATCAATTAGCTGTCAAACGTATTGATAAAAGAATTAAATCTATTGAAAATGATTTAAATGATGAAGAATTGGTATATGGTAATTTTATTGCTTTACAATATAAGTTTGATAAAGATAATAAATTAGTTCAAAGTAAAGAAGATAAAGATTTACAAGAAGCTTTTGCTTATAGAGATGCTCAAATAGTAAAAGAACTTAATGATGGTAATACATCAAAAAGTATTAATATTCCTGGTTTAGAATTTCTTAGTGAACGTAGTAGAAAAACTATAAATGAAGAAACTATAGGTAAATATAAAACTCTTGAATCTGATACTAAAACTGTATTTGATTCTATTCAAGATATAAGTCCTGAACTTAATAATCTTCTTCAAACTAAAGTTCTTCTTGAAAAACGTAAAGATTATATTAATACTGAACTTACTAGAACTGTAAAACAAGTAGAAGAAGAAGGTAATATTCTTCATAATACTATGAATGAAGCTAGAGTTGAAGCTATTAATCAAGCTAATAAAACAATTCAAACTTTGTATAAAAAACATGGTAACGATATTAGAGAAGCTATTTATAATAGAATAAATAATAATATTACTAAACATAAAAATTTATCTGATGAAGAAAATAATTCTTTAAATAATGCTCTTGAAGTTCTTGATTTAACTAAAAGTTATAATACCAATCTTATTGATACTATCGAATCACAATTTGATATTCAAGATATGATAAAAGCACAACAAGAAGTTCAAGATGAAAGCAATAATACAGCAGATGAAAAAGGTAATGATACAACAGAAGAAGAATCTAATACTTCTCAACCTGAACCTAATCCTAATCCTGCTACTACTCCTCAACCTGAACAAGGTGTAGGTTCTACAATAATTCAAAATCCAATTTCAGAGCCTCAACCATCACAGCCTATCAACCAATCAACTCAACAACAAAAAATACCTACAGGTCAAAAAACAGGTCAACAGGGCAATAATCAAATAGAAGAAACCTTACCACAAACATCAAGCATAGCAAGTGCTAGTAGAATTGAAATAGATAATAATGGTAAAGTTACATGGAATATAAATGGTAATATAGGTATTGTTACAAAAAAAGCTGAAAATGGTAATGATGTAATAATTATAAATAATGATGAAAGCAAACTAACTGATACTTTCTTTGATAATGTTGGAGAAGTAGATTTAACTAGACCAATAAAAGTTGAAACAAATCCTTATATTGATGAAAATAATATACTTCATAAAGGTCATTTAAGCAATACTGATACTCTTGCAACTCAAACAGAAGAAAGTACTCCTCAAAATAATTCTACTCCACAAACAGCTCCACAAACTACTCCACAAGCAGCTCCACAAATTTCTTCTACGGGGGAGCCAACTACTAATCAAACAAGTTCTGCTAAAGCTCAATTACCTCAAACTAAAAATGCAGAACCTGTTCCTAATTTAAATGATTCAGAAGATGCTATTACAAATTCAGCAATACAAAGTACTATAGTAGCATTTAAAGCTAATCATGATTTAGACTTTGATACATATACTAAAGAACTTATTGATGATTTTGTAGGTAAAGGATATGATAGAGTTGTAGTAGAAAAAGCTGTTACTCGTGGTGTTAATATTATAAAACGTACGGCTGAAAAACTTAAATCTAAAGCACCTACTACTATGCGTAGTAGTGTTGATGAATATATTATTCAATCTTCTATAGTTGAATTATCTAATACAGAAGATTTTGGAACTGAGTTTATACAAGCTGCTAAAAATTTAATTAATCAATATTCTAAAGAAAATGGTATTAGAATTATTAATAATAAGAAGTATATTAATCTTGAAAATATGCTTCGTTATATTAATGAAACTACATCTGATAGTAATACTGCTAATTTTATCTATTATACACTTAAAGAATATCTTAAAACTAACAAAGCTAAAGAAGAATTTATTACTATTGATGAAGATAGTATAGATAATAATGATTTTCTTAATAATGTTGCTAAATCTTCTGAAGAAAGATATAAAGAAAAATTAGAAGATATTACTATTCAAAGAGTAGATATTAATACTATTACTAAACAACTCGATGAAAATGGTAAAAAAGAATTTTATGAAGCATTAAACGAACTTCAAAAAGATGAAGAACTTCAAATCGAAATGTATGATGATAAAATTCTTCTTTATGATAGTAAAAAAAGACTTGTAGGTAGATTACCAATTCCTTTTATTAATGCTAGTACAGGAGCTTATGAAGTATATAATGATGGTTGGAAATATGATATACTTAGTAATAATGATAAAATAGATAGTAAACTTAAAAATTTATTTCTTAAATGGATTGATGGTAAAGATAAAGCAAGTAAAGAATTAAATGATATTATTTATGAATTAGCATTTAGTAATCCTACTAAAGAACGTAAATTCGAGTTATTAGATAAATTTAGTAGTAATAGTGAAATTATTAAAGCTAAAGGACAAGGTCTTACACATAAATCTATAACTGATGCTGAATTAGCTAATGGTTTAGTTAAACTTTGGAAATTTGTAAGTTGTTCTAGTACAAATAATAATCTTTTAAATAATATAGCACGTAAAACTAGTATTGCTTTATGGTTTAAAAAACTTAATAATAGCTATGATGCTATTACTGCTTTAAAAAATGAAGGAGCTGTAAAAATAACAGTTGCTAATATTTCTGATGGAGAACTTATTAAAGTTCAAGATAGAGTTACAGATAGTGCTGTTCTTCCATCAGCTTCTAATGCTATTGCTGGAGGAGTTAATTCTGCTGTTCATAAAATTGCTATTGGTGATAAATTTAATTTAGGTACTGTAAAAGTATCAGGTAATACTCCTATTAAATTTAATGGTATAGGTAGAACTAATACTTTTGTAATGTTAAGTAATAGAAGTAATAGACCTACTTTTGTACAAGCATATCCTGTTAAAGTAACCGATACTAATATGAGTGCTGAGGCTAAAGAAATTATTGCTGCAATTAAAGGTCATATTGCAAAACTTCTTCATAATTATAGTAATGAAAGTACTGAAGATAATTATAATGCTCTTAAAGAATTTTTAGTTAATGCTTTTTCTGTTAGAAATGGTAATAATACTTTATTTAATGGTGTAATTGTTACAGTAAATAGTAAATTAGAAAATGAAAGTATAAGTATTGGTATTCCTAATACAAGTTTTGTATTTCAATTTTATAAGAATAATAAATTTGGAAATCCTTCTTCTTTAGTTAAAATTAAAAAAGATGGTAATTGGGTAAAAGTTCCTTTTAATAGTGAAGATTCTATTAATTATATAAATGATATAATTGACAAACTTGTATTTAAATTTAATTTTGGTTATATAGAAGCAGATAATGTTTCTGATATGACTCTTAAAGGTATTGCTAAAAGACATAAAGGTAAATTTGAAATTACTGTTGGTGATAAAACTTGGAGTTATAATAGTTTTAATGAATTCATTCTTAATAATAATCTAGTTAGACTTAATACTAAACCATCAGAAGATGGTAAAAGTAATTTTAAACCTAGAGGTGAAAATCAAAAAGCTAATCAAGTATTTGAAATTAAAATTGAAAAACAGACTAGCTCCCCTGTAGAAGAATCTACACAATCTAATTCTACTAAACCTGTTAATCAACCAACACAAGTTACTAAATCTATTAATGAACAAGTTAGTGATATTCTTAATTCTAATGATAAATCTCTTAATAAAGGAGAAGCTATTATTGGATTAGTTTATAATGGTGATGTCTTAAATATTTTTAAGTCATTAAAGTTATTACCTAAAAATATTATATTTGATGAAAATTTTAATAATCAAGAAGGTTATGAAGGAATTAATGCTCAAGTTAATACTAAAACAGGTGTTGTTACTGTAGGTAATAAATGGCTTGATATGTTTAAAGAACCCAGTACTAGACAAGAAGCTATTCGTAAACTTATTCATGAACAAATACATTATAAATTACATTATAAACTTTCTAGAAATAGAGGTTATGTTCGTAGTGCTAAAGCTATTTATCAAGAATTTAAAGATAATCTTGATAAAGGAGTTGAAAATGAATGGTATAAAAAATGGAGAGAAACTAATAATATTAGTAAAGAAGATGCTGATAAACATTTCAGACAATATCTTTTTGAAAATTTAGATGATGAAGTAGCTCTTGAAGAATTTTTTGTAGAATCTCTTACTAGTAATGAATTAGCTCAAATGCTTAATAGTATTGATACTAATGAAACTACAAGTAGTAAAAGAAAGAATTTATTTCAAAAAATACTTGAATTTCTTGCAAATGTTTTTGAATGGAATGTAAGAAAAGGTAGTCTTTATGAAAAAGAACTTAATACTCTTCGTAATCTTAAAGATGATGTAAAAGAAAGTAAAAACAATGTTGAAGATAATAATAGTTCTTTTAACAATGTTCAAAATAATCAGCAACAAACTAATAATGAACAAACTCCTGCAACAATAGAACAAAAAGAACAAAAAACTGAACCTAAGCCAGAAATTAAACCAGAAGTTAAAGTAGAAAATCCTGGTAATACTAAAACTAATACTAAATTTGGTACTAATAATAGTCGTAGACTTAGAGGTAAATTTAAAAGTGAAGTTACTGAAATTAGTAATTCTTATAATGAAGAAGAACAAGCTATTATAGATAAGGCTAAACAAGATGGTACTTTTATGAAAGCACCTAATGGTAAACAAAGTAATCTTAATGAAAAACAATGGGTTCAAGTTAGAACTAAAGCTTTTAAAGATTGGTTTGGCGATTGGGAAAAAGGTACTATATTTACTGCTAATAATGTTGATAATGTACAAGCATTAAAAGATAAATATCCATCTACTTTACCTAATAAGTTTTATCATCATTCTACTAATAAATTTGGAAGACAATCTTTTAATCCTAAAGAAGGTACTAAAGAACGACTTCATATTATTGGTAGACTTACTACAGATAAAGTAGATGTTCTTATTGTAGAAAATCCTAATAGTGATAATCCTATTTCACATATAACTTTAGCTACTGCTGAAGGTATTAAACCTTTTGAAAGTAATAAAGAACTTCAATTACATAAAGATAAAATTCAACCTCTTAATGATTACGTAGATACTACATTTAGAAATAATATTAGTAATGATGTTTCAAAAGTAATTGATGAAAATGGTGAGCCATTAGTTGTTTATCATTATACAAATAATGAAGATTTAACTGAATTTAGTACAGAGTTTGATAATTATTTTTCAAAAGCAGGAGGTACTAAGAAGGCTATATTCTTTACTACAGATAATGTTGAACCAGGTAGTGAAGATAATTTCTTAACAAGTAGAAAAGCTAAACTGTCATTATTCTTAAATATAAAGAACTTAGAAGTATTTCATGGTACTAAAGATGATTTACATAAACAAAAAACTTCTTATAGAGAAGTTGTAAATAAATCATCTAAAAGACAAGGTTTTGAAAATGGTATGGTCTTTACTGGTTTTGATGATAATAAAAAAGAAAATCAAACTATATATATTATTCATAATTCTAATCAAGTCAAATCTGCTATAGGAAATAATGGTAATTTTTCTAAAGATGATAATAATATTTATCATAGTAGTGTAACTGAACTTAAACGAACTGCCAATATTCCATCATTTATTGATAGTTTACCAACATCAATAAAAAGCAGAGTAAGCCAAATGATTAATTCTGCTGACTTGAAAATATCTTGTCGATAAATTAATCATCTTATTAAAAAGATAGTCTTAAATAAAAAATTAAAATATTAATTAAAATATAATATTATGAGTTGTCCTATTCAAATAAAAGAAAACAGTGTTGTTAATAGTCTTAAATCCATATTTGGAGAAAGTAATGATTTAGTTACTTTAATAGCTGAGACTACTGATGGTAATAAATTTAATTATGATTTTCAAAAATGGGCTAAAAAACATTATAATCACGAATTAGATTTTAATACTATAGATAAAGTAGATGAAACAGTTAAAGCTATTCGTGATTATCATAATTATCTTCATCCTGATGTTAATTATACTGCTACTATTCAAAATGATGCTACTAATGTAGCTCATTTTGGATATACAAGTGTTACAGCCAGAGAAAAAGGTAAACAAATTGTAGTAGATAAACTTTTAAATATTAAACATCAGCTTGAACATGATTATCATGAAAAACCTGAAGGTAGTAAAAAAGTTTATTTTGCTGATGCTGCTACTTCTGTTATTGAAAATGTAGTTGTTGAAAGAGTTATGAATAGAACTAATATATCACAAGATGATGTATATGATATATTAGATGCAGATAATTGCTTTGAACAACTTGATAATATTCTTGGTACTAGTACTGAACAAGATAAAAATGTTCTTGCTCTTTATAAAGAAATGATTAATAATAGAGAAGAATATTTTGAACAAGTTTTTAATGATAGTCGCCTTGGAGATATTAGATTTGAAAAAAATGATAATTTTGAAGATGATAATCAAGCTGTTGAAATAGCAGAACAAGAAGCAGATGATGATATTGATTCTGAATCTGTTAATACTGATGAAGATACTAATGGAACAGAAAGAGATAATTCTATTAATCAGCTTAATAATAAAGATGGTCAATACAATAATTTTATGACTCATGTAGGAATGAGTGTTAGAAGTTATATTGGCAGTCTTAGAAAATGTAATACTACTAAGATGATTAATAACGATTATGACTTTGATACAAGTAATGAACTTGGCATAGCTGAAGCTATGGATATTAACGAAGTCATGACTGTTCTTTATAGTAATATTGATTTTACAAATGTTAGTGATATGATTCAAAGTATTGAACTAATTGCTAACAATATTCCTGGTATGGAAGGTCTTATACAAATGAGTGATTATCTTAAAACTAATGAAGATTTTGCTTATGAAGTATATCGTACTTTTGCTAAAATAGCTATATCTAAACTTGAAACTATTTCTGATGGTAATAATATTAAAAGTATATTAAGTAATCGACGTGCTGATAAACTTACTTCTTTAAGATTTGAATATTTTAATTCTGTTAAATCTACTAGTATTCTTTTAGATGATTTAAATAGTAGAGAAATATATAATTCTCTTAAAAGAGAAATAAATGATTATGCTCAAGCTGCTGATATTCTTAATCAAGCTGAAGATAATAAAGATATTATTGATGAGGCAGATAAAGAATTATTATATCAACAATCAGGAATTAAACTTGATGAAATAATTAATGAATTAGCTAATCAATTTAAACGTTATTATCCAACTATTGAATCTAGTTTTATAGCTAATTATATTAAAAATAATAATGATGGAGATATTGTTGCTAATATGAATAATCTTAGTACAATATTGAAAAATACCATTGATGCTAGTTATAAAACTCAACTTAATTATTATAGTCAACAAGCTGAACTAAGAAAGGCTTATGCTCATAATAAAGCACTTGATGCAAGAAAAGCTGATGGTGAATTTGTTAAAGCTAGTGATTATATAGATTTAACTCTATATTATAATAATGATTATGTAGATAGTTCTACACAAGCTGCTGCTTTTGGTTTAGCTAATGAACTTGTTAAATATAGTCCTGTTAAAGTAGAACTTAATTCTCGTAATGTTCATGGTAATCTCTCTTCTGATATTATTAATAATAGTATGATTACTAATGTTATTAATACATTAAAATCTACTATTGCTCTTGAAAACTTTGGTAAATACAAAAGTCAATCTAGGCAATATGATTTTAGTAATATTATGATTGAACATAAAGATGAAGATGGTAATATTATTAATTATGGTCTTTTTACTTTAGATGAAGAAAGTCAAGATTTTATTCCTACATCTTATGCTAGAGAATTAATTAAAGCTAGATTATTTAGTGGAGCTAGCGATATGACTAGTTCTAAGAATGTTCTTTATTCTGAAATGAGTAAAGGAGATTATATTGCTACTAGTTTTATTAATTATTTTACTACTGAGCGTAATCATAATCTTACTGATAAAGATCCTAATATTGAATTTGCTAATTATTTTATGAGAATTCCTAGTGATGCTCCTAAAAACTTTATTATAGTAGCTCCTAGATATTCTACTAAAGAAACAACAGTTGGTGCAAATAATGGTTTATTTGTTATTACAAATAAAATTGAAGCTAATCGAGAAATAAATAAACGAATTAATGAATTACCTACTTTAGATGAAGATTATGTAAGTGATGATAGTCTTTGTATTAAACGTAGTTTAAATCAAGCTATTAGTAATATCACAGCTAATAATATAGGAAATATTGTTATTCCTAATAAAGCTTTTATTAATGAAAAAAATTCTAAAAAAGGAGATACTGTTACTATAAATTGTATATATACTAATGCTGATGGTATTGAAACTCAATATGTTCTTATAGGTACTTTAGGACAAGATAATGGTAAACTTATTTTAGAACAACCAACATTCCAAGGGTTTGCTGGAACTACTAAAAGTTCAGAACTTGTACGTGCTCTCGAAAAACATTATCAAAAAGAACTTATAAAAGAAGGAGTTATTAAAAGAGAAATTAATACTAATCATCCTGTTTATAAACAATTACATAATGTTTTTGTACAAGAAATTACAGATGCTGCTACTGCTCTTAATCATATTTTTAAATGTGGTCCTGATGGTAGAGTTCTTGTAGATGATAAAGGTAATCCTATTTTCAGAGAAGGCTTTGGAGATAATCCTGAAACTATTAGAAAAATGTATGATGTTTATCATAGTAATGGTAAACATATAATTGAAAATGGTAAACTTACAGGTAAAGTATTTCATAGTGATAGATTTGTAATAACTAAACTTGATAAAAATGGAAAAGCTATTACTACTAATTATGGTGAGAATATAATAAATGAAGTATTTGATTTTCTCTACGGGGGAGCTAAAGATACTTATATTCATTTTATTAATTCTGCTAAAGGACTTAAAATAAGTCTTACTGATAGTCAAGAAGATGTTATTCAAAAACATCTTACTTCTTTTATTAATGATTATATTGAAGATACTCAAAATAGATTAAATGAATTCAGTGATTTTATTGATAAACGTTTAAATAATGATGATAATGTTACAGAGTTTGCTCTTAATTATTATCTTCAATATATTAATTTTAATGATTTATTTGAAGGAGATACTAAATTTTATAAGAATACTCAAACTTTTCTTAAACGAGCTAAAGAAGCTCAAGGTAGTGGAGTACCTTATGGTATAGTTAATTATACAGAAGCTTTAGATGCTGAAAAAACTCCAATTACTCATAGACTTAATATTACACCTTTTGTTCATATTAAAGCTGATGGTACAAAAGAAAATGTTTTTGTAGGATTATATAATAGATTTACTGGTGTTACTATTAAAAATACTATTAGAACTAGTAAAGAAGCTGCTGTTAAAGGATTAAATGGTGCTAAAAAAGATGGTATTCTTGTTGAACAATTAAGTAATATATTTAATAAAGAAGGTTTAAATAAAAAAGATGCTTTATCTACTGCTCGTAATATGATGAGTGGTTATCAAAATACTACAGTAAACGATGCTCAATCTTATATTACCTTTGAAGAATGGATTCGTCGTATTACTGCTAGAGGACAATTAGGAAAATATAAATCTCTTATTGATGCTATTTATGATGAAACTAAACCTGTTGATGCTAAAACTATAAATGAATTTGTTCAAGTTCAAAAAAATTTTTATTATGACCAACATTATTCTAATGAATTTGGAGTAATGAATCCTAGACAAATTAAAAATGCTGAATTTGTTCTTGTTCCTAGATTTATTAAAGGTACTCAACTTGAACAAGTTTATAATTTAATGAAAAATAATGATATTGACCAATTAAATACAGCAGAAACTTCTAAAGCAGGTAAAGCTAATGTTCTTACTATTTGGGATAATGAAGGTAATATTACTCAAGAAAATATAGATGATTTTAATGCTAATGTAGAAAGAAGTAAAGAACTTTTTAATTATAATTATCTTTATACTCAACAAGAAACTCCTCAACATGTAAATGATAAAAATAAAGCTGCTATTCAGATTATGAAAAAAATAGTAGATAATATTCCACCTACAAGTAGTCTTTATGATGTTAAACAACATTTTAATCATCTTTATGTTGCTAATATTAAATCTAGTTTTCAAGATTTAATGAAAGAATTATGTTTAGAGGTTGATGAAAAAGGTAATCTTAAATTAGATGAACAAGGTAATATTAAAGGTTTAGATTATGAACTTTTCTTTGATAAACTTAAAGAAGAAGTAGCTAGATTAGGACTTGATAGTAATATGATGGATTATGTTACTCTTCTTAAAGATCAAGTTACTGATACTAGTGGCAATTTTAGTTTACCTATTACTATAATGCCTACTTTTATGAGTATAGTTTCTAGTAAATTAGAAAGTATAGCTCAAAGTGTATTTAATAATAGAGTTACTAGACAAACGCTTCCTGGTTTTCATGCTGCTCAGATTACTAATATTGGTTTTAAAGCAACTAATGCTCCTATAATTTATAAACTTAATAGCAGTGGTCAAGGACGTAATTTAACTGATAATATAAATGAAGAAGAGTATAATAAACTTTCTATTAAAAATAGAATGTATTATACTAAAACTAAAGGTAATATAGGAACTTCTAAAGAACTTCATTATCATCCTGATGGTGAAAAATATATTGAAGTTCTTCTTCCTAAAAGTAATTTTAGTTTTTATAGAGATGAAAATGGTTATACTAAATCAGATGAGGAACTTTTAAAAGAACTTCAAGATGCTAAACTTGATAAAATTATAGGTTATCGTATTCCTACTGAAGGTAAACAGTCAATAGCTATTATGAAAGTTGTAGGATTTATTGATGACGCTCTTGGTTCTACTATTGTAGTTCCTGATGATTGGGTATCTCAAACAGGTTCTGACTTTGATATTGATTCTATATATGGTATACAATTTAATACTAAATTAGATAAAGTAACTCATAAAATTAAAAAAGTAGATTATATTACTAAACATACAGAACAAGCTTATTTTAATTATTTAAGAACTAAAATTGGTCATATTCCTACAAAAGTAGGTAAAGAAATTGAAGAACTTAAAACTAATATTGAACAAAGTAGAAGCGAAGCATTTAATGAATTAAGAGATAGAGAAACAGAACTTTATCATTCTTTAAATGATAATACTAGAAATAAAATTAAAGAACTTCAAAATATTAATCGTAATAAATCTACAAAACGAGAAAATTATACTGAACAAAATAATAATGTAATAAATGGATTAAATGAATATCTTGCTAATAATAATTTAGATAAAGAAGAAGTTAATAAGATTCAAGAATTTATAAATTTAAGAAATCAAATTAATGATTTTATTAATAATTCTACTAAAGAAGACCAAGCACAATTTAATAAAGATAAAGCTGAAATTCTTGCTGAACGATTAAGAAAAGTTGAAGAACTAGCTACTAAAAATAATCTTCCTAGTTATACACAATTTAAAACATTATCAACAGAAGAAGCTAATACAACAGAAGCTAGAAATAATGAACTTCTTCAAAGTATGTTAGATATTCTTTCTGATAATGAATCATTAGAAGAAAATCTTTCTCGTTCTAATTTTGATGATATTATTGATGCCCGTGACGCTGTTATAGATACTAATGTTAAAAAAATAAGAGATGCTCGTAATCCTTATAATTTCTTAGACCAAGCAGATTATCAAGAAGATGTAATGAGTGGTGCTAAACTTAAAGCATTTAGTGTTACTCGTGATACTTTTGTATCTGTTTGTAATACAGTTAGACCTGTTATTTCAGAAGATAATACTATTAATATTCAATATTATAAAAAAGATGGTTATAGTTTAAAAGCTCTTAAACAATCTTTTGATAATATTCAAGTTTATAATAAAGGTGAAGATAATGAATATTATGTAGTTAAACATAATACTTTTGGTTGGAGTAAAAATAATAAAAATGTTGCAGGTAAAATTCTTACTGCCTATTCTTCTCAAACTACAGCTCATATTCTTGATGCTGTAAAAGAAGGTGCTATTCCTAATGTTAATGATTTTACTTTTGCAGTATATAAAACTTTTCCTGATATAGGTTCAGATTATAAAACATGTGTTGCTTTTATTATGCAACCTGGCATTAAATATTTAGTAGATGCTTATAATTCTACTAAATCTATTTATAGTAATAATTATGCTAAACCTTTTAATTTAGCTTTTAAAAATATAGCTGAACGAATTTTTACTATAAATGGTATAGATTTCAATAAGAAAGATAATATAAATACTATTGTTAAAAAACTTCAAATATTTAATAGTAGATTAGGCCAATTATTTGATGTAAATGATATTGCAAATTATAATATTAGTATTATAGCAAAAGATGCAGAAAGTTTAAATATATCAAGCAGTAAATATAAAGATAGACTTAACAATGAAGGTATATTTAAAGGTAGCTCCATTGTAGAAGAAACTAATAAACTTCTTTTTGATTTAGGAGTTCTTCTTCAATATAATAGACTTTCTAGTTTTGCTAATAGTATTGGAGAATATGCTAGAGTTTGTAATCCAGATAAATTTGGTGCTAAACAAACTATTTTTGCTACAAATGATGTATTTGATAAAATTCAAGATATTATATCTAGAGAAAAACAAACTTTATTTGTAGAACCTGAAAAAGATAGTAATGATTCTCGTAAATCATTTTTAGAAGTTATTTACCCTAATATTGATAAAGGCCTTGATTCTTATATAACAAGTGATAGTTCTAATAGTAAATATCCTTCTTTAAATGCTTTTCTTAAATATGCTACTGCTGTTAGTATTAAAATAAATAGACATTTATTTGAAACACAAAGTAAACATTTTAGAAAGCAAGTTTATAGTCTTGAAAAAGCTTTTACTGATAAAAAACAAATGACTGAAAAAACTTATAAAGATTTTCAAAATTATATTCTTGCTTATCTTTATAATAATACTAATGCAGTAAGTAAACAATTAGTTTGGAGTAAAGATGGCTTTGATTATAAAAATGATACTAATGTAGAAGCAGAACGTAGTAGAATTTATGGATATGGTAAAACAGTTGCTTTAAAAGTTCTAGATGAAGATGGAAATTTAGTTGATTTTACTGTAAATGATATTACTAATCCTACTGAAGAAGAAATTAATCAATTTCTTACATTAAGTCCTGCTCAAAAAATTACATGGATTCAAAGTAATTTTGAAAATAGTAGACTGTTTAGTTATATTAGAACTACTTTATTTAATGAACATCAATATCGTAAAACTAAAGCTGGAGCACAAACTATAGAATTTGTTGACAGTAATGCTAATATTGAGGCCATGTATGATGCTTTTAATAAAGCATTTTTTAATAGTAATCCTTTAGTAGCAGCTGCTGCTTTTGATATAGTTAAATATGCCTTTGCAGTAGAAGGTTTTAAAATGAAACGTAATGGTGTTACTAAAATAATTAGTAATAGTGTTTTAAAAATTGATGAAAATCAACCTAATACTAATATTGTTAAAGAATTAATACGTTCTATTGATACTATTAATGGAAGAAATATTAATATCAATAATATTATTAATAATTTTGTAAGAAGTCATTCTAATATTCAACAAATTGCTACTAAAAATGTTGAAAAAATTAGTAAAAATAATTTTCAATTACATAGAGAAAGTTATGGAATAATAGCTCTTGATATTAATAATAAAGAAGATTTTGAGTTAGCAGATAAATATAAATTTCTTTATGCTGATAAAACAGAAAAACAGCTTTATGCTAATGAATATGTAAATCTTAGATTTGGTAGAAAAACTGATTTATATAAAATTAGAATGCAAGGTACTAAACTTATAGCTTATCCTTTAAGTAAACTTGAAGAATCTGAAAATAGTAAATGGTCTGTAAATACTCAAAATAATAATGGTTATTATGATGAAGATTTTTATAATGCTATAATTGATGATTGGTTTGGTACTACTGATAATAGTATTTCTTTATCTCAAATTATAGGTAAATATAAAGAAACTATAAACGAACATAAATTTATAAATAAAAATGCTATTGCTAGGCAATTAACTGCTAAACCTTTTGATATTAATGATAAAAATACTAATTATACAGGAGGTTTTGAAGATGTGATAAAGAAAGTTACTAATTATTTTGAAAAAAATCCTAATGGAAAACTTTATTTACGTAGTGGAGCATTAGATAAATTTATTACTCATGTTGGTATTGCAAATGGTAGTACTCAAACTATTAATGGTAAAGAATATGATATTCAAAAAATTGATTTTAAAAAATATAATAGAGCTTATATTTCAGGTAAAGAAGCATTAAGTAGAGATATTAAAGAAAAAGATGCTCAAATAATTGACATTATTAATCGTGCTAGACAAACAGGTTATACTGTTAATGATGTATTTGCAATTACTCCTCATATAGATCAAAATATTGAAATTGATGAAACTAATGAGGATGACAATGTAGATACTAATGAAATTTTAAATTCTAGTGTAACAGAACTTGGAGTAGGTTCTATGAAAGCTATGCGTCGTAGAGCTTTATCTGAAAATGATATAGAAGCTAATAAAGCTCTTAATAGATTAAGAGATAAAGCTATTACTGCAACAGAAAATTCTGTTAAACTTAATCTTAATGAAGTAGTACCTGTAACAGCAGAATATGTTAAAGGTACTGTTGATAAGATTCTTAATGATTTACAATATTTTATAATGGATGATGAAAGCAAATATCATTCTATTGCTGAAGAATATACTATAAATCGTATAAGAAATAATAAAGATGAACGTAAACGTTTTCTTAAAACTTTACTTGATGCTAGAGCTTTTGTTCGTAATTATAGAATAATTAATGATTTAGATATTAGTTCAGAAGATGAAAGTCTTAGAGCTAATCTTAATAAAATTAAACAATCTATAGATAGTTTACAAAATTCTACTATTATTAATCAAGCAGAAGAAATATTTGCTAAAGATTATCTTGCTAAATTAAGTGATAATCCTCTTATACAAAGTGATATTATTAGTATTCTTGATGGCTATCATAGTGCAGGAGCTTTTGATGCTTGGGTTAATGATTTACAAGAAACTTCTAATCCTTTACTTCAAATAATAACTAAAGAAGTTATGGGTGATATTAGAAGTAATGAACTTTTAGCTCATAAACGTGTAGATGATTTTAAATCAGCTTTAAATAAAATTAAAGAAGAGGCTAAAAAAGCTGGAGTTAGTATTGATTATAAACATATTATTGATGATTATGGTAAATTTATTCAAGATTATAATCAAGCTTTTGTAGATAAAATTACAGAACTTAGAACAAATATAGCTAATGCTAAAATAGAATATGGTGATGGAAGTTTAGAACATCTTAAAGCTAAATTTGAATATGATAAGTTTAAACTTAATCATATCAATCAACGACTTAAAGATGATTATTATCAAACTAAACTTAACTTAGAAAAATATATGATAGACCATTTTGGCTCTATATATAGTGAATATAATAAACTTATTAGTAAACGTAATCAAATATTAAGTCATTCGGTTAATGGTATATTAGATGAAAGTTATCAAGATGAACTTCGTAAAATTAAAAAAGATATAGATAATCTTACTAATAGATTTTTCTATAATGATGTTACTAAAGAATTTGAAGAAAAATATTCTTTTCAAGACCCTGCTAATCCTTATAAAGATGAAACTCGTATTATCAGAAGTATAGAATCTGCTACTGCTTTAAGAAATTATCTTAGAGATATGAAAGAACTTCGAGATACATATTTTACTAAAGATTCTAAATTTGGATTTGATGAAGAACTTGAAAAAAATCTTGATATTATTTCTAATTATGAACAACGAGATAGTAAAGGTAGACCCACAGTTCCTATTTCTGAATTGATAAAACATGAAGATTATGTTAAAGCTAAATCTTGGATTGAACAAAATGCTCGTTATGTTATAACTCCAGAAGTTCAAAAATATATAAATGATGCGTTTAAAGTATTTAGAGAAAATAAAAAAGGTGGTACTGTTTTAACAAGTATTGCTAAAATTAGAGAAGCTTATGATAATCAAGGTGTAATAGATGGTACTAAGTTTACAATTGAAGATATTGAAAAACTTCGTACTGAAACTTTAGCTCGTTATAATATTAAAGAAGGACAACCTTATAGTGATAGACTGTTAATTTCAAATGCACCTGTAAATGGAGACATATTCAAATCTGCATTTTATTCAAAAATGAAATCTAATGGTATTCCTAATCAAGAATATCTTAAATATGTGAACGAAATTAATAGTATTCTAATTAAATATTATGAACAAGGTACTAAGATTCTTCATACAGAAGAAATTTCAATAGAAGATTTAGATAAACTTGATAAATTATATGATACTATTGAAAATTTAAAGAAAACTGTAGATAGTACAAATGGTAAAGCTATAAAAAATTATATTGAGTCTAATGTAGATTTTATAACTAATGATGAATTATATAATGAACAAAAAGGTTTAGCAGCTCTTAAAGGAACTCGTTATCTTATAAAATGGCAACAAGTTTTTGAAAGAGTAGAAGAACGTATAAATGGTTACAAAGTAGTTCCTAATCGTAAAGTGTTTGGTTATGCTGTTCCTAGAGGCTATAAACCTGATGGAACAGGGGATAATTCTATGGTTGATAAGAAAAAAACTGATGCTTTTCATGTTATTCAAAATTATACTACTAAAACTAAAACTCAGTATTATTTTGATAAATACAAAGAAATGAAAGCTAAAGGAAAAGAAGAATTTAATACTTGGTTTAATAAAAATCATGTATATAATCCTTATTCTCATAATTATGAACCTCTTGATTGTTGGACTAAACTTGATATTAATCCCATAAGTGATGATGGTAAATTTGAAACAATAGGTGAGTGGATTCCTAATTTTAATCAAACACAAAGTAGACCTAAAGATGGTAAAGATAATAAAGGTAAACCTGATGGAAGTATTGATGTATTAAATCATGATTATAAAGAAAATACTACATTAGAAAATAATTTTAAACCTAATGGTCGTAAACTTGATGATTATATATACGATGGTTCAAAAGATGAATTAAAAGATACTACTAATTATATTAATACTACATCTTTAAATAAATATGAACGTGACGTTAGAGATTTATTTAAAAAAATTCTTTATCAATATGCTAATACTGCTGCTGCTAAAAATTATCTTAATCAAGGTTTTATGGCTAGTAGACGTAAAGAAGCAGAAGTTAGTAAAGAAATGTTAGCTAAAGAAGCTGCTAAATTTATAGGATGGGTTAATAATGCTACAGGTAAAGAAGCTTGGTATGAAGATGTTGATTATGCTAAAGATAAAACTATAGATATGCCTTTAATGTATCTTCTTAAATCTAAAGATAGTATCAATATTGATTATACTAAGCCTAAACAAGAAGAAAATGAAAGTATAGAAGATTATACAAAACGTTTACAAGAATATACAAATAAACGTAAAGCTGATGAAGCTACTAATCTTGAAATTCATAAAAAACTTCTTGATACTAATTGGGAAGATGTAATGGAAGATTATATTACTAAAGCAATGCACTTTAATGCTATTCAAGATAATAAATATATGTTGTTTTATGCTAAAAATATGCTTGATAAACTTAGAGTGTATGTTAAAAATGAAGGTTTTAATAATCTACAAAGAGATGCTACGATGTCTACAGATGAAGAAAATAAATATGTTACACGAAAAGATACAAGACTTCAAGAACAATATGTTAATTGGCTTCGTAGATTAGTATATAATCAATGGAAAAAACCAAATAATCATCTTACTCGTGTAGCTAATTTAGCACAAAGTCTTACATCTGCTAAATTTATGATGTTAAATTTTACAGGTGGAATTGCTAATGTAACTGCTGGTGAAACTCAAATTCTTGGTGAAGCTTTTGCTAAAGAATATTTTGGTAGTAAACTTTGGGCTAAAGGCGTTGCTATTTGGAACAAAGGTCTTCCTAGTTTTATAGCTGATATGAATAGTGATAAAGCTTCATCTTTACAAAGTGCTTTAGTTAAATTTTTTAATGTTGTTGAATTTGATGAATATACAGGAGTTGTTCATGTAGATAATTTAAATAAAAAGCTTGAAAAAGCTAGAGACTTTGCATATAGTCCTCAATCTAGTGGTGAACATTTCATGCAAAATGGTGCTATGTTTAGTATGATGCTTAGTCATAGATTGTGTATTAATAATAATAATAAAGCAACAGGTAGACTTTCATATACAGTTAAAAATGAAGCTGAATTTATGAGAGATGCTGAAGAAAAAGCATTACTTAGTATTCTAACTACTGATAAACTTAAAGAACAATATCGTAAATATAAAGAGATTGAACTTAAAGACCCTAATAGTAAAAAAGAATATGCTTGGTTTAGAAAAAATATAGTTACTGATTTTGTTAATACTCTTGATAATGAATATAAAACTAAATTTATAGATAAACGTAAAGAATATCAAAAACAAGCTAAAGAAGAATTTAATAATGATGAACTTCATCCTACATTGTATAGTCAATTTGAATTAACATCTGATGGTCAATTAGGTTTTAAAAATAATAGTATATTATCACAAATGGATGAAGATGCTTATCAACTTCTTGGTAGATTTAAAGATAGAGTAATATCAGTTAATAAAAAAATTCATGGTGTGTATGATAGACTTGGTGCTGCTAAATGGGAATCATATTGGTGGGGAGGTCTTGTAATGCAATATCATAAACATATTTATCCTGGTATTATGAAACGTTATCGTAGACAAGGTTATTTTAATGAAGAAAGAGGTACTATAGAAAAAGGTTGTTATGCAGCTATTAAAGATTTTCTAGCTCTTCCTCTTAGAAAACAATCTTTTATTAAAAAACTTCAAGCTGAAAACGATATTAATGATGATAATATTCAAGTAGCTCAAGGTATTCAAAATATTATTCAAAATTATGTTGATTTTGCTTTAAATATTAGAACTAATTGGAATGTTATACCTGAAACTGATAGAGCTAATATTAAAAGAGCTTTAGGAGATATGTTAGGTGTTGCATCAGCTATTTGTTTAGCCATAGGACTTCAAGTTGTTGCAGGAGGTGATGATAAAGAACATAGTATTCTTTATAATCTTTTTATGTATGAAGCTGATAGACTTGCTTCTGAATCTGCAATGTATACTATTCCAGGTCTTATGTCTGAAGGTGCTAAACTTTGGTCAAGTCCTGTCGCAGTAGAAAGTGGATTAAGTGACATATTTAATAGTATGGGACTTATTGCTCAATATATGATACAAGGTGATGATTTTGACCCTTATTATAAAACAGGTCTTTATGCTGGAGAAAATAAACTTGAAGTTAAACTTAAACGTCAAATTCCTATGTATCATGGAATAGATATGGTTAATAGACTTCAACGTAGTAATAAATATTATAAACTTGATAAAAATATGCTTAGTATTATACCTGTTAAAGATATTGCTGATTATATTAGAAATTAGTTCCCCTGTAGAGAAGTTGATGTACTTGTATGTCAACTTCTCTTTATATTTGCTTAACTTCTTTTAACGTTCTTATATTTGGTGATAATAATTATAATCTTTATATTTGTGCTCAATAACCTTACTGAATTTTGATAGATTGGAAGATGATAATAATAGTAGTAGTCCTATAAATTATCATAATAAAAGTGTTCTCAGACTACTTACTGCTCATAAGTGATAATATGTTAGGTAGATTGTTGTAAGCAGAACTCGGAGAATGGTTCTTTGATGTGAATCAAATAAAACTACAACTCATTCTCCTTTTTAGGGTTGTAGTTATTTTGGGTCAATAGCTCAACAGGTTAGAGCAATAGACTGTTAATCTATAGGTTGTAGGTTCGATTCCTACTTGTCCCGCAAATAACTCTGAGAGTAATCAGCCTGAAGCTGGTACTAGTAGTTTAGTTCAATAGGTTAGAACGTGCTAATTTGTGTTGAGAAGTAAGATATGGGTTCAAGTCCTTGTCGCTACTAGTATTAAGGGGTGTTCGTCTAAAGGTTAGGACAACAGGTTTTCATCCTGTAAATGATGGTTCGATTCCGTCACATCCTACAATTAATACTTCGCAAGATGGAGCAGATGGTAGCTCGTTAGGTTCATAACCTAAAGGTCGCAGGTTCGATTCCTACTCTTGCAACAAATGTTTTGAGAATGTTTAGTGCGCTTTAAATTTTTTAATTTTAAAATTTTACTCCTATTACTTGTGAAAGTAATAGGAGTTTTTATGTTCTATTTAATAGTAATTTATTTAATATTTTAATTTTAATTCTAACAAGGTCTTTTTATTAGGCTTTATAGTTAATCCACTTTATACCAAAAAGGCCAAAAATAGCTCAAATAGTACCAAATAAGCAAACATTCTATTAGAAGTTAGTATTGCTCAATCAGACTTCGTAATACCTCTAATAGATAAAAAAAAGGAGCAGCACTCTCACGAGCACTACTCCTACAATCAACTTAAACATTTTAAAAAATGACAACAAGAATTATATAAATTTTATATCTTGTAATATATCTTCTAATTTTTTCATAGTAATTGTTCCACTTACATGATATTTAATAACGTTATCATCAACACATACTATTGTTGGAAAATCACTAAGAGGAACATTTTCTTCTATAAATTTAGGTGTTTTACTAAAATCTATTACAATACTAGTAAACTTATCAAGATGATTATGTTCAACTTTTCTAAGAATACTTCTCATAATAGAACAAGCTATACAACCTTTAGTAATAATTAAATATATTGTTTTATTCATTTACTTAATATTAAGTTTTTCAAGATATTCACCATTAGGTGTTATATAAATATTATAAATTTTAAGTCTTTGTTCAAGATAAGTAAGATAATTAATCATAGCATTTAATTGAAGTCTCATAAGAGAATATTCTTCTTTGTTTAAACTATTAAAATTATTATCAACAAAATTACTAAGATTATTAACTTTATTACGAAGTTCTTTATGTTCTTTGATAATTCTTTCTACAAAATCTTTCATATCTTTAAAATTTTAATTATTAATATTATTGCCTGTACTTCCAAAACCATTATCAGCTCTAGTAGTATTATTAATTACATCATTGTATTCTACTAATTTTGCTTGTTCTACTTTAGATACAACCATTTGTGCTATATAATCTCCATGACTAATAGTAACAGTTGAATTACTAAGATTACAAATAATAACTTTAATTTCACCTGTATAATCAGAATCAATAGTAGCAGGTTCATTTAGAACAATTATACCAAATTTAGCAGTATTACCTGATTTAGACCTAATTTGAACTTCATATCCTTTAGGTATTCTAAGATATATACCTGTAGAAATAATTGCTCTTTGTAAAGGATTCAATACAAAAGTCTTTTTATTATTACATTGTAAATCCATACCACTACTACCTTCTGTAGCATATTTAGGTAATGGAAAATCACTTTTATTAATTATTCCAAGTTCCATATTTTTATAACTTTAAGTAATTGCAAATATAATAACAAGTTTACAACTAACCAAGTAATTAACATTTCTTCTACAGGGGAGGTAGTCAAGATAAAGAAAACTTATATCAAGACTACCTATAATATAAAACTAAGCACTAGCTAAAGAATAAGCATCTATTAATGCTTTATTCATAGCTCTATTAGCTCCCCCGTAAAGAAGTGAATCTACTCGTTTTTCACCACTCATATCTACTACATTAGAATAATAACCTGTTATAGCATTATATGCTCCCCAAGCAGTATTTCTAATATCATGTTGACCTATTCCATCATGATAATAAGAAAAAATCTTGTTAATAGTATTTATTTTACGAGAACTAATATTAGTTACTTCTTTAATTGTATAATCATTTAATAATAGTCTTTCATATCCTCGTTTACTATCATAAGCATTTAAATCTTCAATTTCTTTGTTAGTAAGTTGTGTATTAGCAATATATTTCATTACAGCTTCATCACTCATACCAATACATAAAAGACTATTATATAATTGTTCTGTATTTTTAGCATATTCACAGGCTATTCTTAATATTTGAGCACCACTTTCAAGTTTTTCTTTAGCTCCCACAGTATGCTTAATTCTGATATAAGCATCAGCTCCTTTTAAAGCACTATTAAGCATGTTTGTACAAATAACTCTTATAGGAGTAAACAAAATATTAATAGATGTACTTCCATCATGACTACTACCAAATACAAGATAGTTATCTATTTTATCTTTACCTACAATAGTTTCTGTTGGAAGTTTAGCACTAATAAATATTTTATGTCCATGACCAAAATATCCAGCAGTATCCCAAACAGCTTTATCTTTTCCAATAGCATCATTAAAGAAAGCAAAAGCATCTCTATTTTGAACTACTTCATATTTATCTTTAACAATACCTAAAGGAATATTATAATCTGTTCTATATGTAGCATAAGCATTATCACAATCTCGATAAATATTACCTTTATAGGCAAAACTATCTTTATTATTAACATCATTATTACCTTTTATATTAAAAGGCATTTTAGCTACAAGATTACACTTTTGAACATTAAAATTAAGACCTGCTGCTTCAATAGCTTCTTGTGCAGTAGTACATTTAGAAACATCTTTTCCTATACCACTTCTCCAAGGAAGTCCTTTAACATTATACTCCATATTGTTCAATTTTTATATTATACTTTTTTAAAAGTTTAATACCATCATCTTTACGATATTTATCAAGATATACAACTCGTTTAATACCTGCTTGAATAATAAGTTTAGCACAATCAATACAAGGAGAATGAGTTATATAAAGAGTAGTATTTTTTGTAGCAATACCATCTTTTGCACATTTTAAAATAGCATTAGATTCAGCATGTAAAACTTCATCTTTAGTTTTAAAGTATTTACAATTTCTACAAAATTTAACTTCGGTACAATTATCAATACCTTTAGTACATGTTTCACATGTATTATTAAAACCACTAGGAGTACCATTATAACCATCAGATATAATATGATTATCTTTAATTATAACAGCACCTACTTTAAGTTTAATAGCTGTACTTTGTTTAGCACATTGTACAGCTATATTAAGACAATATTTATCTATATCCATTTAAATAAAATCATAAAATATAATACTATCATTATCTCCAATAACTGATTTAACAGTAATTTCAGATTCAGGTTCTGATTCAATAAGAACTTGAACAGGAACATTATCATTTTCACTATTCATTTGTTCAACTAGATTTTTTAAATCTTTAAAAGTTAAACCATTTTTATTATCAATTCGTACCATAATTTATTTAATATTAATATTATTTTTAGTAACTTTACTAGCATAATTAGGAAGTTTATTTTGTTGTTTTAAAGCAAATTTATCAATATTTGCTTTAGTATTAATTAAACTAGTATAATTAAGAATATCTTTAATAAGTAATTTTCCTTTATCTGTAGTAAGAATATCTTTAATATTTACATCAAAATTCAAATTACTACTTAAAGACAATAAATCATCTTTAGTAATTTTATATTCTTCAGCAGTAAGACCTTGATTAATATAATTTATTATATCATCAATATTAAGTTCTTGTTGATTTTCAGTATTAGTATATCTAAGCCATTCAAAATAACTAATTACTTTATTTATAGTATTATTTATTTTATCAGTATCTATATCAATAACTGTAGATTTTCTAATAGAACATTGTCCTGTTCCCCAATCAATATATTGAACTCCATTTTTCTTAGTATCTCCAAAATTAATAATAGCTGTTACTAAAATATCTTTAAGTCTATTCATAGTAGACTCTTTACTTTTTTGAAGAGCATTAAGTCTATTTTTTTCTTCTTTAATAGCATTAATATCTGTTTCAAATTGTTGAATTACTTTAGTATAATCTCTAACTTTAGTTTTAAAATTATCTTGTGTAATTTTAAGAGCATTTTCTAATTCAGGAGTTAATTCTCCATCATTATCTTCTATTTGTTCAAAAATAGAAAGAAGATTTTGTTGAATATCATAAATATTATTCATACTTCTACTATAGTTTCTATTTTAGTATCTGTAAACATCCAACTACATTCATCTATATTAAAACCATAAGATTCAAGTAATTGTTCACTTTCAAGTTTTTTATCTTTATCAGTAAGTTCTATTTGATAAATCATGCCTGTAGCATAATCTAAAATATAACAATATTTATCACCGTTCATGTCCGTGTTCAGTAAAGATTCTAGTTTTATTTATTTTACCACAATTACTACATCTATTAATAATAACTTTACCAATAGGATTACCTTTTAAATCAGTAAAAATTTCTTCTTTATAAACTTCATATTTATGAAGTCCAAGAAGTTTACACCATACATTTTGATTCATATTCTTTAATTTTATCATTTATAACTTTAGTTGATACAATACCTATAAATCTTGTAATTTCTTCATGTTTATCATTAAACAAAATACTAGTAGGAAGACTTTTTATACTCCATTTATCAGCTTCATTAAAAATATCATCATCATCACAAGATTTAATATAAACATTACAATTAGGTGGATTATTATTTAATTGCTTTTTAAAAGCAGTACACATACCACACCAACTAGCAGTAAATACATCTAAATCAAGCATTTTTACTAAGATTTTTAGGATTGTAAAATTGATAACCACAATTTTCAAGTTCTTCTTTAACTTTAGATATAACATCTTTAGCATCAGGATGTGGTTTACCTGTAGAACCAAAATAACGAAGATTAATTATATGTCTCCAATCTTTAATAGTATAAGTATAAACTACAGTACTTATAGTATCAAGAAATAAACAAAATCTTGCATCTTCTGGTTTAAGATTAAGACCATATTTACTTCTAGCTATTCTATAAAACCATTCATCAAGTTTACACATAATATTATATAGACATTTTCTATAAATATTAGTATTAAACATCCAATGACATTTTTTAAATCGAATACCAATTTTCTTTGTAAAATCTACATATCTAGTACTTTGTTCAGCTATAGCATTAGGAGATTTACGATTAAGTTCACGAGTTATGTCAATACCTGTTTTAATAATAAAAGTATGATAAATTAAATCATGAAGATAAAATTCTTCAGTATTTTTAGCTGTATCATAATCAACTTCATATTTATTGATTTTATCAAATAACCTAATATAATCATATCTAGTTTGCATATTACAACTAAGATAAAGATTATAATTTGAATAATAACTATTAAGATATGTTACAGGAATTTCAAGTATATTACGTCTTAATTCTTCATCATTTTTAATATCTTTAAAAGGTATAACAAAATATAATCCAGCATGACGAAACATACTTATATGACCTTTATTAAATAGTCTTTTACAAAAGTTGATATTACTTTGTGTATCATTTTTTATTCTATCAAGACTATTATAACAAACTCTAGCACAATATTCAATATGATTATAAGGATTAGAATTTTGTGGAATATATTCTACACTATTAGTTATTATTTTCATCTTGTTCTTTCTTTATTTTAATTTGACGAAGTTTTTCAGTACAAATATGAATAATCTTTTTATATTTAGTTTCTTCACTTTCACCTTCTTTATGTCTACCAATACGTTTAACTATATCAGCATCCCAAGGGTCAAGATTCCAATCAAGCCATATAGACCAAGGTTGTATAGTACGTTTACTATAATCACTTGCTCCTACATTATGTTCTCTTGAATTAAAAGTTTCTTTATTGATAATTCCAAGAGCTATAAGTTTATCAGCTAATTTATCATTAATTTCCATATTATTAATATTAGTTTTACAAAGTTAATTAAAATAATTTAAAATATTACATTTCATATAATATTTTAATTTTTAATTTAAGCTCATAAAATTATGTGGCTTTATAGTTAATCAGATTAAACTATAAAAAGCCACATAACTAAAAAGAAGTATATTCTTATTAATTTATTATTCATCTATAATATTATCGTTAGTCATTTTCTTGAAAATACTTTCAAAAGCATCAACTTCATCATCAATAGTAGGTTGAAGAGCACCAAATGTTGTAGGATAACTTTTAAGAAGATTATGAAATTTCCATAGTCTCATATCATTACTATCACATTTAGCTATAAGTTCAAGTAATAAAAAACTAACAAGTTCTACATTATCATCAAATTGTTTTAATTCATCTTTAGTAAGTTTATCCATAGCACATACTCTAAAGTATTTACTAGTCCAAACTATACTATTCCATTCACGTTTTTCAGTAAAAGGTATTTTAACTTTAGCATCATTATGTTCATGAATCATTTTTGCAACAAGTTTACCTAAAGCACAAGCACCTACAATAAGAGTATTAGTGAATTGATTAAGATGTTCTAATTTATTTATACACATTTCTTCTACAGGGGAGCTAATATATTAAACATCTAAATAATAAACAGTACTATCTGTATTATCTTCAATTAACTTAATATTGATATTTATAGGTTTAGTAATATTTTTAAGAGTAGTATATTTCCATATACTTCTTACATTAATATTAAATCTACCAAAATTATCAATATTAGTAAGTTTACAAGATTTATTGATACATTTATCTGTAAATATTAAATAATAATTTGTAGTATCATTATCTTTATTATATCTTTTACCAATATAATAATATTTACGTGTATTAAATTCTCTACTAAATAAACGATATTTACTAGGATAAATCCAAGTTTTAGTTTTATCTATTTTTTCATTTACTACATCATATAATATTAGATTCATATTAAATTTTAATATTAATTCCTTTAGCATGAAATGGTACTTGTTTAATACCACTTCGTTCTCTATATTCAACAAACATTAAATGACCAATATAAACTTCTTTATTTTTTAAAATATTTTCTTGATAATCTTGAGGTTTATTAAGAGTACATTCAAATGTTTCATCATTAATATCATTTTTTAGAACAAATTTAGGAAGATGACTTCTTTTAATACCTTCAGGAATTATATCAATAATAGTAAAATAACCATCTGCAATCTTTTTAAATTTAAGCATTGCATTATTACGTTTTCCACCAAATTGATAAGAAGTATTTTCTTCTCTAATAACAAGTCCTTCAAATCCTAAAGCAATATTAATGTCTCTTACTTCTATAGCTTTATCAATATTACTAATATAACTTTGAGGTAAAAGAACAAATTGTTTCTTATTATTAAGATGTTCTTCTTTAGTATTAAATTTACCTAAATAATCACTAAAAGAATATTCAAGTTTAGTATATCTAGCTATAGCAGACATACCTTCAATAACTAAATCATAACACCAAAATTGAAGTTGATAATGTTGAGGAAGTTCTATATTTTTAATAAAACTATTAATATCATTAATATTATAACCTGGAAGATATAATTCTCCATCAAGAGCTACATTTTCATCTATCATCATAATAAGTAAATCTCTTGGTATTTTTGGAAGAATATAATTATCAAGATATGAAAGTTTATTAGTCCAATCAATTCCAGTTCTACTACGATAATTTAATATTATTTTATTAAATAAATCATTAGTTTTAGTAGCAGTAATTAGACATCGTTCACCATTAATTTTCCATTCTCCAAAATAATTACCTCTAAGAAAAGGTTTATTATTTTCAAGAGTTTTACAAAGCATTGGTATAAATGCTCCATTATTATCTGTATTATATTTAGGAAGATAAGTATCAAGATAACTTAGTAATCCTTTTTCATAATTTAAATAATCAGGAGCATTATCATATAAATCACTTATAGCTTTATATCCTTCTCTTCGTTTAGCAGCTATTAAAGATGTAACTTCATCTGTAATAGGTCTATTAGTATAAATAGTTTCTGTATGTCCTACTCTACCAACAAGACCATAAGTAACTTCTATAATCAAACCTGTTGTATTTATTTTCCAAAAGATAGGTTGTCCTTTAGCATTACGTTTAAATAATTCCATATTATTTTATAGGTTTTATATTAATACTAAGATTATTTAATTTAGCAACTTTAGCTGTAAGTTTTCTTTCAGCAACAGATTGTTTTTTAGGTTTATCAAAACCTTCAATAACAGTTTGTGTATGTTTTATATTTTTTCTTTTAGTTTTAGTTTTAGTTTTATTTTTATCATATATTACAGGAGGATGAAGTTTTTCATATTCAAGATTATTAATATGAATACCTATAATTTTATTATAATAAGCATTTTGTTCTTTTTCGGTAAGACCATAATTTTCTATTAAATAAATTAATTGACTTATTCTATGTCTATAAAGCCAACTAATAGTTTGAACATAAGTTTTATCATCTTTCCATATAATAGTACAATCAATAAGGTCTATTATAAATTTAATAGCATTATGAATACCTTTTTCTTCTACTTCATGTTTTAAAAAATTAATATGTACATTATCTAAAACATGAGTATATTTACCAATATTTTTACTAATATCAATCATATTACTTTTCTAAACAATACTATACGTTCAGGTTTACCTAAACATCCATGAGCAAATTGAGCAACTATAGCAGGATTCCAAGTTTCAGTCCAACCACATCGTCTTTCAGTAGAAGTACATGTATGTTCTTTATAATTATAACCATTACGAATATGTATACCACTAAATCCTGTTAAGTAATCTAAAAAATCAAAATCTTCAATATCATACATATCATCACTTCCAGTATTAAAATCTACTTGTCCATAACAATAAGTATTATTAAGATTTATACTAAAATTTTGATTACCTCTTATTACATCAAGTTGTTTATTAGCATCAAGAAGTTTTTCCTCTTCTTTACTAATATAAGTCATATATAATAAAACAGTTTTTCTATTAGGTTCTTTATGACTACTAAGTAAATGGTAATCCTTCATAATAGGCATTGGTATCTGAAATGCCTGTTTTGTATTTAAGTTCAACATATCTTATAGTTTCTTTAATAAATTGATTAATTTCATTAATAGAATACTTATCGTGTAAATCAGCAAAATCTTTACAATCGTAATTATAAAGACCTAATTCACCACGAGTAATAAATATGTATGGTATATTATAAGTTTCTTTTAAATATTTAGCACCATTTCTACCTGTATTATCAAAATCAAGTAAACTTAATATTATACCATTATCTTTAAGTTTATTTTTAAGCCATTGATATTCATTATCTTTAAGTTTATAATTTTCACTAGGAAGATTGATAATACCAATATTTAGTTTAGTATTAGCTCCCCCGTAGAAGAATATTTGACTTAAATGACTACCAATACTTAGTCTATCTTTTGTACTTTTTGTTATAAGAATATAATCATAATTATCAAGTTCTAAATTAAGAAGTCCTTCTAAAACATTTGCATTAGTTACAAATTTAAGTTCAAGACTTCTATTACGTAAAGGAAAATATAGTTTAATAAGATAAATACCTGTTCTAGTTTGACCTAACATATAAGCATAACACGGGTCTTTAGCTTTATAATAATATTTTGGTTTACTATTAACACTTCTATCTATATAATATTGGTCTACAGGTATTACAAAATGAGTATTAAGATAATTAAGAGAAATGTTCCATCTGTTCCATATTCTTTTATCATCTTTATTCCAACTACGAGGTACTATTTCAATAATAGGCCTACGTTGTTTTGCTATTTTAATAGCACCTTTAATTAGTTCTGTTACATTTTCATCTGTTTCTTTATTATCAATAATATTACTAAAAGTATGAGCTATATGTTTTAGAATAAAATAAAAATCTTGTTTATTATTAGGTTCTATTTTTCTACCATAAGCTAATGATAATACATAAGCTACAGTACCATAAACATCTTCAAAGAAACCAAAACCTCCAAAATCTCTAACTTTTAATCTACCTTTAGCATTATACTGAATACCCATACTTTTATTAGTATCATCATCCCTAAATACAGAATTAATAAGATGATTATTTTCAATACAATCTTTTACTATTTCAATAGGAATATCAAGATACTTACTTACTATTAATTCTTGTGAAACTTTAGATTCAATATAATCTTTAGTAAGATTTGTAGTATAAGGATTACGCTTCATAAGAAGATAGCATAAAAAAAAGGAGTTAGTATTACAAGTAACACTAACTCCACGAAACAAAACAATAATCTATTTTCTACTAATAAAAATTTAGAAAGGTGTATCTACTCCAAAAGGCATTTCTGAACCTGCGGCAGCAAAAGCATCAGTATTACCAGTGTCACCCATAGACATATTGCTAGCCATAACACCACCCATTCCTATAGGAGAACCTTGTACTCCAATAGTAGGAACTTTCTTAGTTTCTTTAGGTGTAATAGATTCTTTAGCAAGATCAAGTCGAAGTACTGAAGGAGGACAATCTCTCTTAATAATTTCAACTACACCACTACCAATAAATCCATCAAAACCTAAATCACCATTAGCGGTAACATTTACCCAATTAGTCTTAACTTTCTTATGTCTAAGTAATTTAAGCCAACAAGGAATCATTTTACCATCAACAGTCTTATAAACAGGCTTAGCAGTATCTCCATCTTTAAGATTAAAACTACCATTAAGCATAGCAGCAGTATTTTCAAAAATGTATTGATAAGCTGCAATTACAGTTTCAGGTTCAACTGCAATATATTCTCCAGCATCATTATAATCTTCAAAACTAAGACTAAGAGCCTCTTCTTCTGCTTCTGTTAATTCACGACCTTTAAGATAAAATACATCAAGAATATGCTTAATCCAATTAAACACATTATTAACTTTCCATTCTTCTTTACCTCCAGGAATAGTAAGAACATTACTTTCTACAGGAAATAAAGACTGATACACATGACGTCGCTCAGATACATTAGCATGATTAGATTCAAAATGAAATGTAAGACGAGGAACAGACATTCCTGGAAAAGACTTAGATTCTTCATTTGTAGACCATTGAACAAGAACTTCTTCAAGATGTCCTACAAACAAACCATTTTGAGCTGCATCTTTTTCATGAAATTTAAGTTGAGCAACAGCTTGAGTTTTGTTACTTACACCTCTACGATGTTTCTTTGCAGCATTTTGCGCATTAATGGCTGCACCATTTGTGACTTCTGTCATAACTTAATTAAGTTTTATTTGTTTATTATTAGAGAAAATAAATGGGAGACCACTATTTATAAGTAATCTCCCATTATTAAGATTGTATTTAGGACAAGCTAATTATTACTTCTTAGCAATACGAATAGGGTCAACATCCTTCTCAAACTCAATAGGATAAATCATAATCTTGACATTCTCCTTGCCATTATTATAATCAACCTCCTGAGCTTCATCAAGAAGAACATTGAAATAACGATTCTTCTTATCAGCATTATCACCAAGGTCAGACTTCAAAGTAGTCCAAATAGCATTATCAGTAAAGTTCAAAGCACAACCAACACCTGTAGCATTAGATGTAGTAGCAGTCTTAGAACCACTAGCAGCATGGAACTTAGGTGACTCAACCATATCAATAGTCAACTTCTGAGCCAACTCCTCATCTGACATCTCACCAAAAGTCTGAATGAGAGCATCACGATTAGCATCAACAATATCCATTGCATGCTCATTAAGATACTTCTCCTTATCAGCCTTACTATAACGCTCAGATGCCATTACAGGATTACCCTTAGAATCATACTGCTTAACACCCTTAGCAATAAACCACTGACTAAAAGCATCAAGAACAGTCTGCTGACCATCACGAGAATCAAGGTCAATACCATTCTCTTCTGCATACTTAACAATATCGTCAACACGAGCCTGAATAGCTGCTTCAACACCTTGAATATTATTCAAGAACATAATATTCTCACCTACAGCAACACCAAGTGCCTTGCTAACAGGACTTGTAATAGAGAACTTACCCTGTGTAGAATTAGCAATAAGCTGAGGATTAGCATTTACCACAGACTTCTTCTGACCAGCGACGAGAGCATTAACACCAAACTGAATTTTGTTACCTAACTTCATAATTGTAAGTTTTAATAGGATTAATAAATTAATTAATTAAAGAAATATAGAGTAAAACTCTAAGTTTATTATTTTATGGATTATTTATTTTAATACTACTTTAATCTTGAACTTCTTCATAAGTAGTATCTATTACATCAGAATCGTTAATATCCATATTATTAACAATTTTGAGTTCTGTAAGCTCTTGACATCCCATAATTGCATCAGCAGCAATATCACGAGCACCAAGAGTAAAAGCTCTATGACCAATTAATACACGAGGATACTTTTTATAAGTATCTTTATCAAATAGACCAGCTACTTGTGCTTCACTAAAACTAAAATGACTAGTACAATTAACTTCATGTTCATGACCATTAATCATTTTATATCTAGTAAATTGATACTCAGTAACATAATCTATAGGTTGAGCAGCTATACGTATTACAGGAAATTTACCTTCTTTTGCAATACTAACTGCTTGTATTCTATTGATACATTTAACACATTTATCATTTATTTGAAACTCATTATAAGTATTACCTTTTAAATCAGCATACCATTTAACAGGATAAACTCCTACAGTTTCATCATTTGTTTTTTCCTCAGCTTCTTTAGCAGTACGACATTTAACACAATATTGAGGAAGTTGTGTTTCATTATAAATCGTATTACCATCAGTATACTGATACTGAGGAGTATAATCTTTAGTACATTTCCAAACTACTCCTGCCCTTAGTAATAACGACTTTATAATATGAATATCTACGCCAGTCTTACCATTAATAACATGTATATGTTCAACGCAAGTACTAAATGGTAATCTAAGGTCTTGTGCTCTAGTAAGAATAGCTAAACCATCAGCTACACTTTTAATACCTCCTTTTTCACTTGCCATATACTTTTTAAGAAAAATCTCAGCACTAGCAAGTTGCTTTTCATCAAGAAGGTCTAGAACACGAAGATTAGTAGAGGAATCATAATGTCTTGTAGCCAATGTACGACTACTACCACTATTAGTTACTTCATTTTGCTTGTCCATTATTTCAAAGAACTTTGTTTCGATTATCTGTTACAAATATAATACTTTCTTTTTAATCTGCAACACTAAAATCAAAATTATTTTCACTAAAATTATCTTTTTCTACTATTACATGATTTTTATCTATATCTTTATTATCTAACAATTTTTCTTCTGTTGTGCTTTTACAATATATAGTATATAATACTATTTTATTATTTAAATACCTTATATTAGATAAACGATACAAATAATTTTTTATATCTCCACATTGAGGAGAAGTTATAATAACAATATCTACATTGCCTCTAAGTTTTTTATCAGGTGCATTACCTGTACTAAGTACATTAATAACACCTTTATTAAACAATAATTCATTATTAGTTCGTTGAGCTTGTGCTTTTAATATTTTAGGTTCACCTTTGTGTTCTCCATTTTTATAAGTTAAAAGTTGACCATTAATATCTACAGCATAAGCAGGTTCAATTTTATCATGATAATTACCACATATTATTTTTCCTTCTTGTTTATTAATATAATCTGTAACATTATTTGCAAAATCACTTCTTTTATTTATAATAAGAATATTTTTATTTTTATTTTCTTTAACTATATTATAAATACTTCCAAGTTTAAGTTTATAATCTGATAAAAGAATTGCTCTATTATGAATAATTTCATAAGTTTTAGAAGCTCTTTCTTTTATATTACTAGGATTATAAAGATTATCAAGTTGCATATTAAATGAACTAGACATATCAAGATGTTCATTCCATCCATTTTCTTTAGCAAGTTGATTACAAATTTGAATTGCACTTATATTAAGTTTTGTATTACCTATTCTGGCTTCATCAATTTTATCAAATCCACCAAAAATAGCAATACTAGTAGAAATATAATTATTATAATATTCAAGAAGTTTAGCATCTTCAGAATTTGGTTCAATAGTTACACCAATTCTAGTTTCTTCTACGGGGGTGCTCAATCGAACTAACTCTAATTCATTAGCTTTAAATTCATCTAAAAGTGGACAAAGTTTATAAAGTTCAATATTATCTTCTTTATTTTTAAGAAATTTATTAAGAATAGTAAGTTTAAATTTACTACTTTCATAAAAACATCTTAAATGTTTAAAAGGACTAGTAATATGATAAGCAATAAATAAAGTAGGAATACTAACAGGATGTTTAATAATAAAATCTTGTGTTACAATACTAATATGTTTACTTTTAAATAAATCTTTAAATTTATTATTAATATCTTCATCTTCTTGATGAGTTAAAAACTCCATAATACTAATTCTTTCATCAAAACTAAAAGTACATATTAGAGTTTTACAACTATTAGAATTTTGATATATTCTATTTAATATACCAGATATAAGATATTTATCATTAATAGTATTTGGTATAATAGCACTTCCTACACCTTTATTTTGTCTCCATCGTTCGATAGCTTTATCAAATAAATTATGTAAGTTCATATCTTTTTATTTAAATGTATCATCATTATCAAATAAAGTATTATAACTATGAGAATATTTTTTAATAAGACTCTTACCACTTTTAGTACTTTTAATACTATTAGCTTTAAGATTAGATGAAATACCTAATTTAATAGGGTCTATAATTTTATAACATTCATCATAGTAATATTTATAATTAATATTTCTTTCTTCTATAGGTTTATCATCTAAAGAATTAAGAATTATAACAGGTTTTCCACCAGCAAGTTTACTACGTTGTAAAGTAGTTTTTTGTCTTTTAGTTATAATAATTCCTTTAGTAGAAACATAAAATCTTACATGACGTTGTGATACAATAGTTTTAAGTTTACCATTTTCTACTTTGTCATAAACAACATCAAATTGTTTACCAACATTTTGAGTTTTACAAAAATCAAGAATATCAGTATGATTATGTAAAGTTTCCATTATTGGAGTATTATTTACAAAATATTCAAAAACAGCTTTAGCAACAATAGGCATATCATAACCTTTTTTTAAATCTTTAATATATTGTTTAGGGTCTAATGCTCCTTTAAATTCAATACTATTATCTGTTTGAATATCAAAATAATTATTTATGTCTCTACTAACAATTTCTTTATATTCTTCATAATCAGCTCCCATTTTATTAAATTTATTCCATCTATCTGTAATATCTTTATAAACTTCAAATTTATCTTTAGGAAGTTTAATAACAATACCATCAGTATTAGCTGAAATAACATGAATACCATTAAGTTCAAGTTCTTCAATAAGAGTCATTGTCATTAATTGACCATTAATAGTAACTTGCATTTGAGCAAATCTATCATAAAGAAAGAAAAGTTCACTTCCAAGTTTACCATATATACTATTAATAACAATTTTAAGAGCTTCTGCACCTATTTTATTAGGTACTCCTTCCATTATATAACCTTCACTATCTTTAGTATGTTTACATTTTACACGAGTTTCTTTAAGAAAACTAATCATTTTAACAAATACAGTTTTATTAAGATGTTTAGGTGCAATATTATAACTAATCATAATACTAGGATAATAACTAGTATAATCATGATGTAAATAAATATATTTATCATCAGACTTACATACTCTAGGTGGGTCTTGACTATGTATGCCACCTGTAGCTATTGTATATTTAGTACCATAAAAATCAATAGTACGTTCAAAAGCTGATTTATTAGTATGATATATTACTACATTCTTAATATCATCAAGAAAATCTTGAAGTTGTTTAGTTTTAAATTTAATATGTGGGAAAATAATCTTTTTAAAACTAAGTTTAGTTCTATTAGTACGTTCTTTTATAAATTGGTCTTTATGCAGACCACTCATATCAGAATAAAATTTAACTGTAAGTTTATCTGCAATATTTGCTCTAGCACTACATAAAACATTAACTCCAAAAGCATGAGTAATACTATATCTAAGTTTTACTTCATCAGGTTTTTGTCTAACTATTTCACAACAAAGAAAAACATCATTCTTATTATAATATAACATAGGTTCTATATATTTTGGTAGAACATATCTATCAAAATCATTTGTAATAAGAAGATTAAGTTGTTCAATAGGCATACCACGATAATTATCTTTTTTATACCAATAAGCATTAGCTTCTTCTTCATCTATAGAAGGAAGTGTAAAATCAAGTAATTCATGCCATTTAAGATTAATAGAAGTTTGTTTAAGAGATTTACCAAATTTGATTCGTTCACCTGTATCTTTATCTACATTTACTCCAGCAGAATTAAGACCATAAACTTTTTGTAAATCAATAGTTTGATATGGAAGACGATAATTTTTTAAAAGTTCTATAGTTTTATCATTATAAAAAGCATCTTTATCATTTTGAAGACTAATAATTTTTTTACTAAGTTCATAAAGATATTTAATTAATTCTTTAGTAGTATCAAAATGATTAAAATACATCATAAAACCTTTAATCATTAAATCATCATAACTTTGATTATTAAAACCAAATAAATCATATCTAACAGGTACTTGTACAATCATACCATCATCAGTAGCTTTAGTTTCATAATGTGCTACCATTTGATTAATATAACTAACAAGTTCTAATAATTGATTATCATCTGTATCACTAATATAAAAAATTTTATTTTTAACTTTATCAAGTCTTTGTTTAATATTAGCAACAGATAAACATTCAGTTAATGGTTTAGGTTTACCTTTATCATCTACACAATCTTTAAAAGTATTAAGATAATTTTGTAAATCAATAAAAGTAATACTAAATAAATTTGGAAATATTTCTACATCATAAGCTATACTATGTATCATAGTCTAAGAATATTATATTGTGTAAAATCATTATAAGTAATACTATTATACCATTTTCTAAGATAAGTTTTAAATACTTCAAATTTATTATTATCAGTATATTTAACAAGAGGAGAATAATTAATAGAATAAATTCTACCATTATGGGAAATACAAAGATTATTAAGATTATCTTTTATATCACAATTAAGAAATCTTCTACCTGCATCACCTAATAATAATATATGTTTAAATTGATATTTATTTATATCATTATTAAAATGATATAAACATCTATTATAAATATCATTATTAAGTTCACAAGCAATAGTTTCATTACAGCGAATAAAAGGTAAAATATATAAGTCTGTTACCTCCCCCGTAGAAGAAATAACAGACTTAATAATCTCTACTTGATTACTATATCCAATATTACCTTTTTTATAAGCATTATAATCTACATTAGGTATTACAATACATTTACCTAAATAAGGATTACCAATACCTTGTAAATTATAATGCTTAGTATTAAAAAGTCTCATTGGACATTCTTTACAAACATCCATTAATTAAATATCAACATTATCAATAATTACTCTTTTTAATTGTAATTTACCGATATATCCTCTAGCTCTTAATTCAAGAATTAAATCTCTAGAACTAAAATTAGCAAAACGTTCATCTTTAGAACAATCTTCCCCTAAACAACGTTTACATACTGATCTTCTTCTAGTTCCATTAGCATATACATGAAACATATAAAGTGGAAGATGTGCACTACATTTAGAACATTTATAAGTTTTAGTGGTATCTAAAGGTTTAGGTTTTTTATAAGTTTTATGTTTTTTATTAGTTTCCATAATATAAATAAAGTTTATTTTTACAACGACTACAAGCTACATAAAGTCTACGATTAACTTCTTCTACATTAGTATAAGGATTTCCATATTTATCATAAATTATATCATTTACATCTACAAATACTGTATCAAAAGTACTTCCTTGACTTTTATGAGCAGTTAATGCAAAACCATAATCTAGGTCTCTACTAAATTCAATTTTATTTTGATTATTAATAATATTAGTAAGTAACAAACAAGATTCTTTAAAAGAATAATATTCTTTCCATCTAGCAGATACAGTTTTACCACTAGCAGTTTTAGCAGCATTAATAAATTCTCTAGATATTTTTACATAAGTTGCAATACTAAATTTATCTTTATGGTCTACAATAAATAAAGGAGTAGTATTATCACCACCATGAATAGCAGTAAATCTTACCATAAATCCTTTAATATTATATTTAGGATGAATATAGTTTACAACATCTTTAAGAATATATTCTTCAGAATTTTTAATAATACAATCATTAAATTTATCAACAAGAGTACTATAACTAAGAATTAAATCATTTTTTGTAATAATAGATTTATCTGCGTCTTTAATTATTGCATTTCTAATAATTTTATTCCAATATGAAACTCTGTTATTAGTAAACGCAATAATTCTAGCATAATCGATATTACTAGTTATTTGACTATCATTAAAATTATTATAAATTATATTATTAAAAGTTTTTGTATTACAAACAGAATAACCTTTAGTATAATCTTCATTTACTTTAGATGGATATTTACATATATAATTTAAAAAAGAATAAGTTTTATGTTTAATATCATATCTTAATAAATCAAGAAGATAACTAACAGGATTATCTTCACCTTGTCTTACAATTTCAGAAAGTTTAGAAATTTTAATATTAGTAAAAGTACTTGAATAAGTTTCACCTACAGGTGCTAATTGACTATCATCTCCAATATAAATAATTTTACATTGTTTTTCTTTACATAATCTTTCTAAAAAAGTATAAAGACCTTTATTAATCATAGAAGATTCATCAACTATATAAAGTTTATATTCTCCTATTTTAATATTACCTTTTGGGTCAAAAGGAGGATTATTAATATCAAACTTTTCAACATCAAAATTAAGTCTAAGACCTAAATCAGATTGTAATGTATTAACTTTTACATTTCTAATATTAATACTTTCACTAAGAACTCTACAAGCTTTATGTGTAGGAGCAGCTAAACCTATAGTAGAATAACTCATATTACTATTTTGAATAAGAGCTTTTACTAAATAAGTCTTACCTGTTCCAGCAGCACCAATTAAGGCTCTTTTATAATCATTTTTATTATAAGGAGCATTAATAAAGCCTATAAGTTCATTATAGGCTTTACTTTGGTCATTAGTAAAATTTAATGTACTAATTGCTGTTTTACCATTTGCTGTACTGAAAGTAATATTTTCATTTAAACAACGGTTTTGATTCATCAATATTATAATCTTTAATAGGATTTGATGTTGGACTAAAAGCTAATACATCTTTAAAACAAAAATGTAAACGTTTAGCAGCTCTCACAATGTTACCAACAACTACAACATTATTATAAAAAGGAATAAAATGTTCTTTACTTCCTGGAAAACTTCTAGCTTTATATTTATCTCTTATATGACAAATATATCTACCTTTATTAGTTCTATTTTTTTCAAAAACTAATTCTCTATTTTCTAGGTCATAACTATCAAAAGTAAAAGGTATAGTTACAAAAGAAGGATTGTTTGGGTCATCAAGTAGACTAACTCTACATTTAAATTCCCCATCTTCTCTTACAACTATACCTTTACACAATCTACTAACTTTTGTTAGAGCTTGTTCTCTTTTATATCGTTTACTACTTTTTGCTATATTAATAGTAAACCCATTGTAACTTTTCATTACTTTTTCTTTTTATTAGTTTTATCACTAAGCTTAGGTTGTTTATTAGCTTTTTTAGCTACTCTTGCTTTAGGCTTATCATTATCATCATTGTTATTACGTCCTGTTGAAATAAATATTGTATTATCCCAAACAAGATGCCAACCACAATATTTAGTAAGATAATCAAGTTTACCTAAAAGTCTAATACCTACAATAGAAGACTTATTAATTTTAATAGTTTTATCACCATAATTAATACGTCCAATACGTGATACACTAATCAAATCTTTGTTTTCATCATGTCTTTTAGCCATTTTACAACAAATTTAAAAATTAATATTAAGTTTATAAATAATAACTCTAAATAGAGTTTTGTCTTCTCTACGAGGCTCGAACTCGTGACCCATACATTAAAAGTGTATTGCTCTACCTACTGAGCTAAGAGAAGAATTGATATTACTATTTTCACAAACCGTAATATCATATACAATAAACCAAATAACAATTAAAGTTTATCAACTATGAAACACATTATTTTAAATAGTACCTACAACAGGACTCGAACCTGCACATCTTATAAGATAATGGATTTTAAGTCCATTGTGTCTACCAATTCCACCATGTAGGCTTACCATATTATTAATCAGAAATCATATATAAAATACCACTTACAAAAACTGTTACAATAGCAAGTACAACAATAGTAAAGGATATAACATTATTTTCTGTAATAATACCATAAATAAATACAGATTGAATTATTTGTCCAATAACACCTCCAATACAAGTAGCAGCTATATCAAGCCAATCAAACTTACCACCATATTTTTTATCTTTAAACTCCATTCCAAGAGCTAATCCTAAAACAAATAATATACTACCTATAAAACCACAAGGTATAGCATATAAAAGATGTTTTGGTCTATCACTTTCTTTTAACCACATAATTTATTTAATATTTTAATTTTGTATATAAGCCTTTCTTATTAAAGAGCTAATTAACTATTCACAAAGTATATTTGAAATGAGTAGAGATTGAAAAATCTATATGTATGCTTATTTTCTATTAGTCCATATCATAATGATACTCCAATGTACTAAGTAACATATCTGCATCACACTCTTTACCATATTCTTCAATTTCATCATCACTCATATTATTAAAATAATCATCAAGTTCATTCATAATATTAAGAGTATTAAAAAGAGATAGTATAGTTTCACAACTACTATCTCTAAAATCAATAAAATGAAAAATCTTAAACCTATTACTAAAAATTTCACAATTATTAGTAATATAACTATTTAAATTGTAAACACATAAGTTAGAAGAAAACTATTTTTACCATCGCTATGATAAATAAAATTGTTACTATCAAACTATAACATTTATATCTATAAAGATTTTCAACTTTAATTTGTGTTTGAGTTACACAATTATCACAACCTTTTTGATAATCTTCAATTTCTTTTTCAAAATCATAAATATCTTTATGAGCTTTTCTTAATTCAGATTCTTGTGCATTAAGTCGATTATTTAAATCTTCAATATTTTGTTCACAAGATACAATAGTTGCTCCAAGACGTTCATTAGTTATTTTTTTATTATCTAATTCATCTTTAAGTTTATTAATTTTATCTTTAAGTTGAAGAATATCTGTATCTTTAGTTTTATCAATACTTATTTGAGATAATAATTCTTTTTCTTTTTCATCTTTTCTAAGTATAATATTAACTAACTCTGTTTTAGTCTTTTTTATAAGACTATTATTACTTGTACTCATAATTATAAAATTTAAAAGTTATTCAAATTTAATATTATTACCATAATTATCATCTGATTCTTCAAGTTTTTCACCATAAAGGTCATAACTATCAAAATCAGATGATAAACAATCAGTATCAATATTTACAGCAATATCATCAAAATAGTCATTCATATTATTATTTATTAGATAAGTGCAAATATAATACATATCTTCTACAGGGGAGCTATTTTGAACTATTTATTTATAATACTTTATGTTTAATTAAAAATTTAGAATTATAATTATAATCAATATAACCATTACTTTCTAATGTATCATCTTCTGAAATTACTTTATTTTTATATGTTTCATCTTTATAATATTTATAATCTTTTGTATTTTTATCATCACCATCTTTTATATATTTATAAGGATGATATATAACAGTATAATATAAATTATTAAGAATATTATCAACAACTATATTTTTAATCTCTTTAAATACAAAATCATTATTATTTTGTATATATTCTTTAATCTTATCAATATCAAAATCTTCAATAGTTAATAAAACATCATCTAACTTATTAGTTAATAGTTTAATTAACTGTTGTTCGATTTTATCTTGATTATAGGGATTACTATTAATAAAAGAAGTAATAACTAAATCTTTAACTTTACTGGCATTATCACTATGTTCAAAAAGAAAATTAATAAGTTGATTATTCATAATATTTTTATTTTTAATAGTTTTATTGTTAGATTGATGAACTCCCCTGTAGAAGAATATAGATGAGTAAGAGTATTAATAATATTACTATTACTAATACTCTTTTAAATATTACTTAGAATATTTTCTACCCATTTTTATTTGAACTTCTTTAGGAAGATAATTTTTATAAAGTTTACCACTTTTTTTAGATAGTTTCCAAATATAATAAGCACCATTACGAGATTTATAAACTTTATATACATTATCTGTTGTTCGATAAGTATATGTTGTAGTAGTATCAGTAAATGTTACTTTATTTTTACTAGGAGCTTTAAATTCTTGTGCATTACAAGCTGCTATTGAAGCAATAAAAATAATGCTACCAATAATAATTTTACCTAATGTATTTGCATTCATATTATTTATAATTATAAGTTTATATTATTTACATTCAATAAAAAGATTATCATCAAATTGTTCATATTCAGTATTAACTAATTCATCTTTACTAATACTATCAAATCTAATATAAAAACTATCATATTGTAATATTACTATAAAAGGATATAAATTATTAACACGAACATTATTTTTATTTTTTAATGATTTAAGTAATTTATCTTCATCGTTTTCTACTATTTTGATATTAATAACATTAATAGGTAAATAACAAGCATTAAAATTATTAATAAGATTAGCAGCTCGTCCACTAATAAGATAATCAATATCTTTATTAATGCTATTAAGTACTTTTTTAAGTTTAAAATTAATAAATCTTACAGTAGCACGATTTACAAGTCTTGATTTGTTACTAATTTGTTCCATAGTTGTATTATTTAAATGTTTATAAAGTTGATTAATTCTAGGGAGACATACAGGATTCAAACCTGTATCTACAATAGTAGGTTTTGCTCTATTAAACTAATGTCCCCATTCAACTTAATGTTGAATACCTATATTAACAGGATTTACAATATCAACAATAATACTCCAAGCAAGTTCTTGTTGACCTTGAGTTTCTGCTTTAAAAAAAGCATCTAAGTAATAACCTAATTGTTTCATAGTTTTAATATTAATAATAGTTTTATTATTTAAACTATCAATGTGTCCTAGACAATTTCTAACCTTGTTACAATAGTTTTATTTACTAGGACTAATAGTATTATTTGAATACTATAAACAAACCATATTCATTAGAATATATATCTGTAATATCAGTATCACAAATTGTTACTATATTTTGAATTTTGACAACAGTTACATCAACATTACTTAAAATATTGATGACAGCTTTTCTTGCTAAAGTATTATTAGCAAATTTAATGTCAAGTGAGCTATTAACCATGCTACAACTTTCAACTCTTCTAAATCTAATTGTTTTCATACTTGTAAATTTTAATTGTTAAAGAATTGATAATCTATAAACCCATCAAGGATAACTTAATTATCATGAATTGTATCACTTATAATATAAGTTACAATCAAGTTTAAGAGTTTCAATTACTATTTCATTTATGCACTCTTTAAGTTAATGAAAAGAATAGTTCTTATATACTCTGAACTATTAATATGAGGAATATTATTATTCTCACGAACCATAATATTAAAAACCATAAAAATTCTAAGTCTCCACTCTGAGTTCTAACCTCAGTACAATAGTTTTATTTAAGTGGAGTATTAGGATATTATCTAAAAGTTATAAAATATCCTTCTTCATTGACTTCAATGTTACAATTAAAGCCAATAGTAATCTGAACTGTAGCATTAATACGATATACAGTAACATCTACTTGCTGTAAAATTTTTGCAGCAGCATTTCTAGCTACTGTATCATCATTAAATTTAAAAATAGCTATACCATTCTCAAATCTAAATGCTTCAACTCTTGAAAATCTAATTTGTTTCATACTTTTGTTATTTACTTATACTTATTTATTTTAATAGTTCACAGATACAGAGCCATTATTAATCATATTAATAGTTTCTCTCTGTATTTCGTCCAGTCTCATCAGTGTAAATTTTAACGTCTCCTGGATGACGACTATTATTAGACTAAATAATAGTATCTAACTCTTGAATAGTTTCTCTTATAGTCTGTTTAAGCCATTATTCAAAAGTATAAGCACTAGTTTATACGCTTATTTATGTAAGGTATCTTCTTACAATACTTTTTTCAACATTATTATTATTATAGTTTCTATATGAAGTACCATATCCATTATAATAATAAAAAAGCACACTTGTATTAATAAGCAGTTTATACACTTGCTTAGGTGTTTCTGTTTCTTAGATATTATATTAAAAATCTATCTTTAAAATCTCTCTAATAACATCTGATAATTTTGATTGAAGCAAAATTGTAAGTTCTCCATCTCTCTCTAAGATAAATTTGAACTCTATTCCATTTTTTATCCAATGTCCTGAACGATAATATATCTTATACTTGGAAAGTCTATCTTTAGAAAGAGAAGCTGCTAAAGCAAGAAGATTAATATTTTGACCTTTTGCTGCTAAAGCATTTCCTTTAGTCTTAATATTATCAATTATGCTTCCTGTATGAAAACTAAATTGCATAATTTCACCCTTACTTTTTTTTAAATAAGAGTTTGCAATTTCTAGAAATTCTTCATAAGAACTAAACTTTTCTCCAAAGAATCCAGTTCCTTCAAAACTATTTTCTATTTTAATATTTACGTAATATTCCATAATGTTCTTATTTAATAATGATATTACTATTTATAATAGCTATAATATGTATTATTACTATACTAATTAGTATTATTATTAGTATGATATTTATCAGTTGTAAAAACAACTTCAATGAGTTTGAGATTATGAGTAGGAGAATTAGAATTAACAGAAAAGTGAGATTGAGAGATAGTACCACTTACACTTCCTCTTATTTCTATACTCCTACCATATCTTTCAGGTTCTTCAACACTTATTAGAATATTTATCTAACAAGGTAAATCACTTCCATTATTCCAAAAGTGATTATTGCTTCTATTACTAAAAGCAAACAAAATTTCAAATCGTCCATATCTTCATCTATTTTATTGTTCCCACTATGAGTTCTACTCTCATTACAATAGTTTTATTTAAGTGGGAAAATAGTGTTATAGTTCAACACTAACACCAATTTCTTCAGGTTTATCAATAACATAACCTAAAGAAACATTTGTTGTATCAGTGATATAAATATCACCATCTTTTACAACAAACTTGCCCTCAAGACCTAAATTAATAAGTCTTTCAGACTCGAACTTAGCACGAGCAGCATTACGAAAAATGATACCAAACTGCTTGTTACTCACTACTGTACCTTGTACGTGGTATAACGTTGTGTGCTTTCTTTCTCGCATAGTCATATCTTATTGTTTTGATTATTGTTAGAGTACTTAGTACAACATTATAAAACATTGTACCAAATACTCTAATATTATCTAAATTTAGCCTAGCAACAACTTCATTGCTAATGCTTCAAGCATCTTTAGTCCAATAGGACTTAAACGTATATTCACGATATGATTAATAATCACATCATGGTCATACGTTTTACCATCACCATCATTATCAGACCATGGATTATGCCAAACTTGACCTGCAGCTACAGGTTCTTGAATGACATCAAATGTAGCTCTTGACAAAAGTACTTGAAGAGCTTCTGGATGTTCAACGATATGATTAGCAGCAAAAGCTGTATTATCATCATCCTTGAATTGAGAACTAATACTAAAACTACTTACGAATACTAAAGTAGTCTTAGCAGGATTGTAAATTCCATTCTCATCTTGAACATATCCATCAACCTCAGTATCGGTACTAAGACCAATACGAGTGTAGTTCTCTTCATGACTAATAGTCACGTTACGAATTTTAATATTGTTCACACGTTTGGCACCTTCTTTAAGAAGGGCATCAATTACTTTCTTTGTCTCCATGATTATAATGTTTAAGTTGTTGGAGATTGTTTATAAAACTTTTAATACTAAATATTAGTGGAAGTCTTATTTGAACACTAATATTAGGACAATATACAAATATCGAACTCTTACTTGGAGTTTGACAAATGTTTGATATTGCCAAAACTTGCATTATTGAGACGAGCAGGACTTGTATTATTGAGATGAGCACTTGCTCTATTGAGATGAGCAGAATTATTTAAGTTGATTGATGCAATACTAATTAAAATATTACATCAATCAACTTAAATAATCAAGATTAGAGCACAGTATCAAATGGTGGTACATATTCTGCAATAAGCATAATATCTCGATTATCACCATACTCTAAACGAGCACTATAATACTGATTACAGCAATAGTGCTTGGTGAGTTTCTCGAATCTGAGATTGTAGTTAGATTCAAGATAACTATAAAGTTCATCTTGATTATCTAATACAAAATCTGTACAGATGATTGACACTCCGTGAAAAACATCTGCTCCTTGTAGACTGACAACAAATTTAATCATTGTTTCATGTTTTAGTGATGAAAGAGGATAGTGAGCACTAAGCCCACTATCCTCCTTGAATCAGTCTTCGAGCATGGCTGCCATGACAACCTTGTCAATCAAGTCCAGACTGCGTTGTGTTAGACTACACTTGATGATGTCTACAATGTAAACATCATGCTCAAGTGCATCCTCAGCACCTTCAAGAACTTCACCTGCACTATGCAGTGTGTAATTGAAGGTGATTGTAGCACCACGAAGTAGTGTACTCCAACGAGCCTGATTGAAAGCATGAGACTTGATACCACGAAATGTGGCAATGTCATCATTCACTGCACAAAGTTGTGCAGTAGCAGCTTTAGTGTTGAGGTTAATGAAGTCAACCTCACCATTAGCAAAAGTGCCGTCATCTTTACGAACGAAGCCTTTCAGCTTCTTATCAATGATGACATGGAGCTTGCCTCCAAACTCTTCGTCGAAAAGAGTCACTGACTGTACTGTGGCCACGATGGTCTCAGTCACGTTCTTCACTGCATTCACACTCGCATTGTTTGCTGTTTTTCCCATTGTTGTAGAATTTTTATGGTTATTGGGAACAAGAGTTACATGAACTCTAGCAACAGACTTTCTATTGCCAAAACTTGTATTATTGAGAATGAACAATTTGACGAAGTCAAATCTTGCACTATTGAGATGAGCATGACGGGGGTATTGACAATCGTTATCAGACCCAGGGGGTCTCTCGTATATAGGCTCACGCTTTTACAATTACATCTTTTACTTTTTATCCTTATCCTCATTTTCACCTTCATCTTTACTCTCACTCTCACTCTCACTCTCACGCTTTCACTATTACACTTTTTATCCTTATCTTTATCATCATACTTTTTATCTTTATTTTTATCTTTATCTTTATCTTTATCATCCTCATTCTCATCTTTATTCTTACTTTACTTTTTACTTTTTACTTTTTTACTTTTACTCTTACTTTCACTCTCTCATAATTATATTATTATATTATTTATAAGTTTATAAAACTTATTATTAGTATTTGTTCCATTATTATCAATTTTATTATTTATAAAAGCTCCAAGTTCTATATCTTCAAGTTTATAAAGTTCTACAAATTTTAAAATACTATCAATATGTCTTAAATTATATCAAATACTACCAATAAGTTTATTAAGTTTATCTTTTCTATTATTTTTAATTCTATTAGTTTGATTAGATTTATTAGCTCCCCCGTAGAAGAATTGTATGATTATAAATCACTTTACTATTAATACTATTACTTATATTATTACTTGGAGTATTATATTAAAATAAAATATTAAATTAATTATAATGTTTTAAGTAATATTAGAACTGATAATAAAGAAAGTGTAGATTGTATTGTAATTAATGGTAGAAGAGATGTTAATAAACTTGTAGAGTGTGATAAGAATGATAAGAGAAATAGTGAAAGAAGTGATAGAAGTGATAGTGCAACTAATGTTGATAAAGCTAAAAGTGATAGTGAAAGAAATAGTAAAGCTAATAGTGAATCTTATATTATTTTATTTAATATTTTAATTTTATATCTATAGATATAAAATTTATATATTATATAATTAATAATAATCTTCTATTTACGCCTATGTGTGTGCGTATGTGTGCGTATATGCGCACGAAGATGATATATCATTATATATTCTCCCCTCAGTGAGCAGACATTTCAGCAGCAAGGAATTTGGTGCTCCAAGACATGGTAGAAGTGATGGTGAAAGAAATGATAAAACTGATACTGCAACTGATGTTATAAGTAAAAGATAATTTATTAATAAATGTTAAAATTTTACATTTATTAGCTTTTTACTTGGCACTTTATTACTAATACTTTATATTTGTAGTGATAATAAACATAGTCATAAACTTAATATTAAACATTGTATTATGTTACAGTTTGAAGTAAATGGTAAAGCAGGTAAACAAGTAGTAAAGTTTCCAACAACATTAACTGAACTTAGTGGAGATTTTCTTACTTCTATTTGTAAAGATATAGAAGTAGCAGATAATCATGCTATTGTATGTTTATGTTATCGTGAAACTATTGCTAATGTTTTATTTACTGCTAGTAGTAAAAAGAAAAATAGTATTACTACAGCAGTTGTTCCTAAGTTTGTAAAAGCTGGTAATACTGATAATGATTTTATTAAAGGTATCATGTCTGGAAACACTCTTGTAGTTCCGGCTAGTGATTTAGCTCTTGGTTATCATGTAACAGGTACTAATAATCCTTATACTATTAATTATCTTTTAAAAGTATCTGATGGTGATACTACTCTTTATCAAAAAGCTTTAAAGTTTGAAGATGTAGTTTATTTTATTGAATTTAAAATTATTCCTACTTGTAATATTAAAGGTTATTATTCTAGTACTAAAGTATGTGCTAACAGTAACAATTAAAATTGCAATAGTAATATCTTCTACGGGGGAGCTAGTCAGTTAAATCTTACTAGTCATCCTCTAGTAGAAGATTAACATAATAGTTTTATGGCTGAAATATTTAAATTTCCTAATGGTTATAATGTACCTGTTTATCGTAAAAAAGATATTCTAGATTGTATAGATAAAAATATTATTGATAAAGATGTTGCTCTTTTATTAGTAGAATATTGTGAGAAACAGGCTAATGAAATCATTAAAAATGGAGGTTGGGCTAGTATTCCATTTATGGGTAATATAAGAATTCCTCCTCATATTAAAAAGAATAATAGTGAAGAAACTCAACATCTTCTTGCTGATGCTAAAGATGTAATGTCTGAGGAAAGTTATGTAATATTTAGAAAACAAGTATTTAATGCTAATGCTGCAAAAGTTAAATTTGAAAAGATTTATAGATATATTTTATATTTAGCTGTTGCTCATAATAAAAAGCTATATAAGAAGTTAATTGAAGAAAAAGGTGAACTTTATGCTAATATACTTCTTTATACTTGTAAGAATATTACTCAATCTAATCAATATTATGATGAAAATGGTTTTCCTATTGATAGACTAGATTTAAATGAAAAACAAACTTAATATAGATACTCTTATTACTATTGACGATACAGGTATGCCTAAACCTCCTAATACTAGACAACTTTTAGATTTAGATATTAGAGAACTTTATCGACGAGATAAAACTCCAGATAAAAAAGGTTATATATCTGATTGTATAGTTATTTATTATTTAGGAGACCCTAAATCTCCTGCTAGACAAGCTGGTCTTAGCGATGCAGAAGCTCTTAAATTAGCTATTAAACAAGCCGGTCTTAAAGATGATTATATACCTGATGTATTAGTTCTTAGATTAATTAAACGTTATTATGAAGAAAATATTACTGAAGCTGGTAGAGTAGTTGAAAATATTCTTAAAGGTATTCATAATATTAATCTTAGTATTGATGCTATTAATAGTCTTCTTAATGAAAAACTTAAAACATCTCCAACACTTGAAGATTTGCCTAATATTCTAGCAATGATGAAAAGTGTTAATGACCAAGCTAATGCTCTTCCTAGTATGTTGAAAAAACTAGAAGAAGCTAAACAAAATCTTATGTATGAAAAAGAAACTGAAATTAGTAGAGGTGGCCAAACAGTACTTAGTAGTATGGATGCCGAAAGTTATGAAATTTAAATTAATACATCTATTAGGTGGTTATACTGCATTATGATAAACATTAAAGGTACTATTATTTTTCATCCAAAAGATTGTTGTCCTATTTGTACTGAATCTGTCTGGTATAATGAAAATGAAGTAGAAACTATTAACAATGATGGTTTTATAACTTGTCCTTGTTGTGGTAATACTATTAAAATAAATAAGTATGAGAGATACTCGTTATGATAACAACTTTTTATACTTTCAAGAAGAAGGTCATAAATATAATGATACGAATGGTAATAGATATTTATCCGTTACTACTCTTATTCATGATAATTATGTTCCTAAGTTTGACAAAAAGTATTGGTTACATAAAAAAAGTCGTGAACTTGGTGTTAGTGAAAAAACACTTGAAAAACAATGGCAAGCTATAACAGATGAAGCTTGTTCTAGAGGAACTGCTACTCATAATGGTATTGAAGATGCTATTAAAGATGTTAGTATGTTTAAAAATGCAATTAAATATTTAACTGATATAAAAAGTGGTAGGGTTGTTACTGTTGCTGATATACCTAATATGTCTATTAAGCCTCTTGATGTTGAGGCATTTAAACAGTCTACAGGTAATAAATATTCAGAAATATATAGAGTATTTCAATATTATACAGATTACGGTTATACTATTTATTCTGAAATTGGTGCTTATCTTATTGACTACTTAATTAGTGGAACTATCGATATTCTTTGTATTCGTGATACAGATTTTGTAATACTTGATTGGAAAACTAATCGTAATGGTCTTCAATTTGAAAGTGGATATTTTAAAAAAGATAAAACTACTAAACCTGCACAACTTACTAATGAATATGTTCATAAAGATGAATTTATGCTTCCTCCTTTAAATCATCTTCCTAATTGTAATGGTAGTCATTATACAATGCAATTAAGTATGTATGCTAAGATGGTTGAACTTATTCTTGGTATTCCTTGTACAGGTTTAGGTCTTTGTCATATAGGTAGTCCTTTTGTAAAGAATGCTTATGGTATGCCTTATAGAGATGAAAATAATCAATATCCTATTGACCCTAATGGAAAAGAAACTGTTCATTGGTATAAGATTAATTATAAAAAAGCTGAAGCTGAAGCTATTTTAAAAGATAGACTTGTTAAACTTAAAAGTGATAATGTGAAAACTGAACAACAACTTAATTTATTTAATTGATATGAAAGTTAGTTTATATACAAAATGTGCTAGTTATGATTTTAAAAAACTATTTGAATCAAAAGGTTATGCTTGGTTTGATAAAGGTTTTTATAATTTGAATATTATTGGTGTTCGTAAAAATAATAAGAATAAAGTTACAAACATGTATGATGATATTCTTATTGTAGATTATAATACTGAATGTGGGCATAAACGTAATATTTATAATATTACTACTGAACCAGGTCTTTATTATATGCAAAATGTTATTAATGATAAAGGCTGTGCTATTCTTGTTCCTGGTCAATATAGAGGATGTTTTCATATAGGTCTTCATAAAAATAAATATAAAGCTCTTTGTCAAAATAAACCTGTTAAAGTTTATAGAGATAATAATAAAGATGATATTTATGATTTAGACCCAACTACCATTCAAAATGGTATGTATGGTATTAATATTCATAGAAGTAATGCTACTTGGACTAGAAACACTATAGATAAATATTCTGCTGGTTGTCAAGTATTTAATCAACCTACTCAATATAGTGCTTTTATTAGACTTTGTGATAAACAACGTGAACTTTATGGTAATAGTTTTACATATACTCTTTTAAATGAAGATGAACTGGTATAAATATTTATTAGTTGTACTATTATTATCAATTATAATATTAGGTATACAAATAATGATTATACTTGATTTAGGAACACATATTAAATATAATCCTACTATAAATCCTAAAGATTATAATTATACGATTGATAGTTTGAAAAAAGAGAATGTTGATATTGTAATAGATATTAATAAATTAGATAGTATTAAAGATGAAGAAATGGATAAAGCTACAAAAGTTGATAATGATAGTGCTCTTAGGATGTTCTATAAATTGCTTGGCAAGGAATAATGTAGATTTTTCTACGGGGGAGCGAGATTCAACTTATATATCTTATAATGATTTACGTATTGTAAATAGTAAACTTATTGAACTTGATTATACTAAACAAATTAATAATAAACTTAAAACTATAATTTATAATGATAGTATTGTTATTAATGAATATAAAGTAATGAATAATAGTTTAGTTAAATCAAATAATAAACTTAAACGTAAATCTAAAATTGGTTTTATTACTGCTCTTGTTGCTATTATTGGACTTAGTATATCATTAATAAAATAGTATGGCTAAACTTGAAACTAATGTCGAGGATACTATTAAAAATTATCCTTTTCTTAATTATATAAATGAAGATAAATTTAATTATAAACATGCTAAAGATGCTGGTTATGATGACCCTGATGATTTATTTTTAATAGGTGATAGTGGAGGTTTTCTTCTTAATATAAATCCTGGTGATAAGTTTATTAATACTCATCTTTTTACAGAGATGGCTGATTTTTATCGTAAGTATAAAACTTATACTACATTTAGAGAAGATAGTATTCCTTATCGTCAATTAAGAAAAAGAGAAGAGTATAGACGTAAATATGGATTTAGTGCTCCTTGTTTATTAAGAAATGGAGTTGTACAAAATATTCGTATTACTGGAAATCATTATAATTTTCTTAATTATACTATGATGGAACAGCTTAATACACGTAGTACTAAAAGTAGTCATAAAGCTAGTGTTGGTTCTAAGTTTTATGACTTTTCTAAGTTTATAGATGCTCAATTTTGGACTTGGCATTGTTTAGAGTTTGCTAAACGTAATGGTTTTCATTTTATTATTGATAAAACTAGACGTGGTGGTTTTAGTTATATGATGGCTGCTAAAACTGCTAATACTTTAAATCTTGAACCTCGTAAAGTTGTTATTCATGTAGCTGCTGATAAAAAGTTTCTTACTGCTACAGGTGGTTTAACTGATTTTACTATTAATGATTTAAGATTTTTTGAAACTAAAACTCCTTTTGTTAGAGGTATTCTTTCAACAGATAAAGAAAACTTTAGATTAGGTTTTAAACTTCCTAATGGTATTGTATCTCCTAAATCTTGGCAGTCTGCATTATTTAGTGTATCTGCAATGAATAATCCTGATTGTGCTATTGGTAAAGACGCTATTGAAGTTAATGTAGAGGAGCTTTCTACTATGGAAAACTTTGATGATTTTATGTCTGTTACTGAACCTGCAATGAGAACTGGTAGTTATGTTACAGGTAATCTTTGTTGTTGGGGTACTGCTACTAGTGGAAATATGCAAGTTTTTGAACAAAACTTTTATTCTCCTAAAGCATTTAATTTTATGCCTTTTGAAAATGTTTGGGATAAAGATTGCAGAAATGAAATATGTGGTTATTTTAAACCTTATTGTTGGGGACTTCAAGGACAAATAGGAGATAGATATGCAATGGACGAAGATGGTAATTCTGATTTAGAATTAGGTATTCAAATTGCATATAAAGAAAGACAAAAGAAAAAAGATACTGCTAAAACTTTTGCTGATTATATTAATTATCTTGGACAATATGCTTTAATGCCCGCTGAAAGTTTTAGTAGTGCTACTGAAAATTTATTTAGTAGTGAAGAATTATTAGCTTGGGAAGAAAGACTTAGAACAGATAATAGTTTTAAATTTTATGTTGATGGTTGGTTATTTGATAATCATGGTAAAGTAGAATTTAAAACTAATGCTAGAATACAAGCTGAAGGTGGTAAACTTAATCAAGATTATTGGGATTGGATTGAAGGTGTTCCTCGTAAAGGACATGAACATCCTCACGGATGCATTCGTAAATGGTTTAATCCAATGAAAGTTCCTTATTTTGATAAAGATGGAAAACAAGTAATTGGAATTCCTCCTGGTTTGTATTCTATTAGTTATGACCCTGTAGGTGTTAATAAGGAAAATAAAGCTATTACTTTAAAACATTCTCATAATAGTATTAAGGTATGGATGAATCCTTGTTCTTATAACGGTTTTAAAACAGCTCTTGTTTGTGCTTATTATGGAAGACCTGAAAAACTAGAAGAAGCTGATAAAGTATGTTTACTTCTTGCTAAATATTATAATTGTATTGGAACTACTGGAGTTGAGATTAACCGTGGTGAAACTGTAAGTAATTTTACTAAATGGAAAGCTCTTAAATATTTAATGCGTGACCCTGTTCAAATTTGGGATACTAGTATTAAAGGAGCAGTAGTAGGTAGTTATGGTGTTAACATGGGAGATGGGGCTAAAAAACTTGAAGGTCTTCGACTGCTTAAAGAAATGCTTTATAGTGTTATTGGTAAGAATGATTTAGGTGAAGATATTTATTTATTTCAAACTATATATGATTATCAATCTATTCTTGAACTTAAAAAATGGAATAGTTTAGGTAACTTTGATAGAGTTTCTGAAATGATTATTAGAGCACTTCAATGGAAACTTACTGATATAGAAGCAGCTAAAGAATTAGCTCATCGTAAAAAACTTAAAGAAGTTAATAATACTAGAGATATTTTACATAGAGATTGGTTTTAATTTAAACTTGATAATATAATGCAACCTAATTATAATGCTCAATTTCCTCAACAACGAGTAGGTAAATCTGATAAACTTAAAGCAGAATGGTATACTAATTGCATTGATTATGTTATAGATGCTGGTTTAAGTTTTAATGATAGAACTGAAACTGAAACTAAACTTAGAATTTTAAGAGGTGATATTCCTGATTCTTTTTATAAGAAAACTCTTAATCCTTATAATAGTAATAATGAAAAATATACAAGATTTCCTGCTACTATGCGTAATCTTGATATTATGTCAGATATTATTAGACGTTATGTTTCAGAATATTTTAAAGGTGTTCATGAATTTATTGTTGGTGCTAATAATCCAGATATTGTAGCTAATAAGAATGCTAAACTTAAAGCTAAGATGATGGAACTAGCTGAACAAGCATTTCAACAAGAACTTCAAAAACAACAACAAGCTGCACAACAACAAGCTGTTCAACAAGGTCAAGACCCTAATACTGTTAATCCACAAGATAATATGCCAGACCCTGAACAGTTCATTAAAGAATTTAATGAAAAATATATTGATGATGAAAGTAGACAAGGTCAAGATATGTTAGATTATATTCGAGCTATGACTCAAGATAATCTTATATATCTTACTTCTTTTTTTAATTTTGTTTCTCTTGGAGAATGTTATTCATATTGTGATATTAGAGGAAGTAAAATAATTAAAGAAGCTATTCCTGTTATTGATGCTTTTCCAATACCTAATGGCAATTTTTTTGTTGAAGACCATGATATGTTTGCTAGAAGAATGATGTTGTCTTATCAACAAATTCTTGATATGTTTGATAATAATCTTAGTGAAACAGATAAAAAGTTTCTTGAAACATATTATAGTCATCATTCTAGTCCTAACGGTATTGTAAGACTTTCTTATAATCAATATTTTGAATCTTATCCAGATGTTTGTAGTAAGTTTACTAGTGAAGAAAGAAAATTGTTTCAATCTGAACCTGTAAGTGTTTATGAAGGAAATAATAATCTTTATGAAGTATGGCATGTAGTTTGGAGGGGTGAAGCTAGACGTGGTGTTCTTACTTATGTTAATGAAATAGGAATGACTACTACTAAAATAGTAGATGAAGATTACGAACTTGATAAATCTAAAGGAGATATAAGTATTGAATGGGAATATGAACCACAAGTTTATGAAGGTTATAGAATAGGTAATAGATATACTGCTATTTATCCTATTAAAGCAAGACCTATAGCATTTAATCGTAACGGTAAACTTCCTTATAATGGTATTATGGAAGTACTTCCTATGATGGGTAAATTTAGTATTATTAAACTTGTTACTCCATATCAGATTATGCGAAATATTTTTGCTTATCATAGAGAAATGATTATTGCTAAAAATAAAATGCTTATTCTTCTTCTTCCTGAAAGTCTTATTGCTTCAAATACTGAAGATAAGATTTATAAAATGGCAGCAGATGGTGTTCTTCTTGTAGATGATAGTGAGGATGCAAATAGTCAAAAAATGGCTAATATTAGATTACTTAATGCTAATATGGGTCAATATATAACTGAACTTACTAATCTTATAGAAGCTACTAAACAAGAAGCTCGTGAAATGGTAGATATGAATATGCAACGATATGGTGAAATTACACAATCTGCTGGAGCTGCTACTACACAAGAAGCTATTGCTCGTTCCAGTATGGGTATGGTTATTCTAGTTCAAATGTTTGATGAATTTAGAAAAGCTGATTATAATCGAGATTTAGATTATTGTAAACTCGCTTATATTGATGGACTTGATACTTCTTATTGGGATGAACTTGGTAAACGTAGATTTATAAGTCTTGATGTTAATAGTTTTGTTAATTCAGATTATTCTACTACAGTTCGTAACGATTCTAAAGAACTTGATAAAATTCAACAACTTCGTCAATGGGCATTTAGTGCTGCTCAAAATGGTGATTTAGATATGGCACTTGCAGCTATTACAGGTGATAATGTTTCTCAAATTAAAGCTACTGTTACTAAATTTAATGCTATTAAACAACAGCATGAAGAACAAATGAAACAGATGGAGCAGATGATTAAACAAGAAGAAATTGAGAATAAACTTAAAGAAATAGCTGCTAAAGGTGAACAAGATAGACTTACTGAACAACTTAAATATCAATATGAACTTCAACTTAAATATGTTGATGTTGATATGGGCATATTAAATAATACTGCTAGTGATAATAATGCTGCTAAAAATAGACTTACAGAATTAGCTGAACAAAATAAAGCTAATATTGAACAACAAAAAATTCAACTTGCTCGTGAACAAATGATGGCTGATAGTTATTCAAAAGCAGCTGATAGACAAGTTAAACGAGAAGATATGAAATCTAAAGAAAAAATTGCTAAAACTAATAAGAATAAATATGATAAATAATATATTATGCCTAGAAATATAACATTAGAAGATATTGGTAGATTATATAAAGATACTATAGTACAACACAATGATAATACTAGAGTATTAAATGTACCTCATAGAGTATATAATCAAGCACTTCAAAGAAGATTTCAAAATGGTGCTAAACAAAATGCTGCTTGGGATAAAGATCCTAATGTTGAAGTATTTAAACGTGGACCTTTTGGTATAACTCTTAAAATGAATAAAAGAAAACTTATTAATCAACATAATAAATATAATGGTAACTAATTTTAATCCGAATTATTGTACTTATCCTGGTACAATAGAAATTATTAATAGTCTTAAAAACTATAATAATCAATTTGTAGAAGATAAAGGATATAAAACAATGACTTATGCTTTAGATAATTTAAAAAGTAAATATTAATTTAATAAAAGTAATTATGAAAAATTTTATTTTAAATGTTAGTACTAATAGTACAAAAAAAAACAATGTTGATACTAATGGAAATATAATATTAGCACAAATCAAATCGCCTGTTATAGAAGACCATTATAGTGAAACTATAGTATATGTTAATGATAATGATTTTGTTGTAGAATGTAAACAAGGACTTGAATCAGAATATAATAATCAGCATTATGATGAGCATACCCGTTTTACATTTAATTCTAATGGTATTAATATTTATGATATAAATAAAGGTTATCATGGTTTTTATAAATTTGATGAAGAGGGTTTTCTTCATGATGCAGGTGTAAACTGGAAAGGTGAAAAAGCAAATGTTTAATAAATATATAAATAATATATTATGGGACAAAGATTTATTGATAATTTATTAAAGAAACAAATTAAAAGTAACTCAAGTAGTTCAGCTACTGCTACTATTCCTGATGGAAGTATTACAACTGCTAAATTAGGAACTAAAGCAGTAACAGCAAGTAAAATAGCAGATGGTACTATTACATTAGCTAATTTATCATCTGAAGTTAAAGCTAAACTTAATAGTTAATTATTTAATATTTTAATTTTACTGTCATAAGTATTTTTTCTCAAACTGATATAGTTAATAACCCATTTTATTTGAAGCCCACAGGCCAAAAATAAAGTGGGTTTTCGTTTATGTTTAAGGATAAAAGACTATTATATAAATCAGATGATTAATTGATACTATATAATAAGGAGAAAATGCTAAAACTAATAGTAGCTTTAATTAAAATATTAGTGTTCATAGAAGTGTTGAAATTAATAAAAATACAATAATTACTTTGTGTGCTAATAATAAAATTTCTATTTTTGTATAACTAATATTAATCAAAATATTAATAATAATAATAATAATAAATTTAAAAGTATGGCTTTTGAAAATATTGATTTTGAAGGAACTAATCAAAGTGTAAATACAAACACTAATGCTCCTAAAGATGAACCAGCTAATCAACAACAAGATGCTACAGCACTTGATGGTTCACAAACACATGATGATATTACTGGTAAAGATGGTAATAATCAAGAACCTACTACAGCTCCTACTACAGAACCTGACAATCATTCTGATAATAATGACAATCAAAATGATAATGCAGATTCTTCTACAGGGGAGCTATCAGAAGGTGATACTATTGAGTTTGATGGTGCTACTTATATAGTAGATAAAGATGGTAATCTTGTAGATAATAAAGGTAATATTTTTAAAGAAGCTAAAGATGTTAAATCTTGGATTGCTTCTATGGATGTTGCCGATGATAAAAATAATGATGAACTTAATCTTACTTCTATTCAAGAGGCATTAGGTGTTATAGTAACTGATGATAAAGGTAATCCTGTAGAATTTACAAATGATGCTGAAGGTATTAAATCTTATGTTAATTCAGTTATTGATTTGAAATCTAATGATATTCGTGAAGCAACTATTAATAAGTTATTTAGTGATAATCCTCTTCTTAAAGAATTTACTGATTATGTGCAATTAACAGGAAGTCCTCAAGGTTTTGGAGATATACCTGATAGAAGTGGAATTGAAGTTGAAAAAGATAATATTATTCAACAAGAAGCTATCATTAGAATGGCTGCACAAGAATTTGGTAATAAGAGTTTTAATGAGAATTATATTAAATATCTTAAAGATAGTGGAGGTCTTTATGATGAGGCTAAAGCTCAACTTGCAGCATTAGCTGAAAAAGATAATCAAGTTCGTCAAAATATTGAAGCTCAAGCTGCTCAACAAAGACAAGAGGAACAAGCTAGAGTTCAAGAATATTGGAATAATGTTAGTAAAGTTATCGAAGGCAGAAATATTGCAGGATATAAACTTCCTGAAAGTTTTACTAAGGAAGTTAATGGTCAGAAAGTAGTTTATACTCCTAATGATTTTTATAATTATCTAAATAAAGCAATAGAACAAGATGCTGATGGTAATATTGTTACTGGATATCAAAGAGATTTAAGTAAACTTACAGATGAAGAATATCTTAATCGTGAATTACTTGATGCTTGGCTTATGTTTACAGGAGGTACTTATAAAGATTTAGTAGACATGGCAATTAAAGAAGATAATGTTCGTAAACTTAAAATTAAATCTAAAGAACAAAGAACTGCAAAGTCTATCAAAGTAGTTAAAAAGTCAAGTGGTAAAGTTGATATGAACGATATTATACTTTAATCTCATAATATTTAAATTTTTAATAATATAATTATGTACAAGCTTAGAGAAGTATCTCGTGGTAATTATGATGACCGTGGTTATTCTAATGAAGAAACTATCGCTCATTTAATGCTTAGTAAACCAGAGGAAATTAACAACATTCTTACTTATACTTATGGTATGGATGATGATAGATTTCCTCTTACATTTTTAACTGAAGGTCAAGGTAGTGCTGGTGTAGTTGATATTAATACTATTCAGTGGACTTGGAAAACTATGGGTCGTATGAAGTTTAACGATTATGTTCTGTGGTTTGATTCAAGTAATACTACTCCTGGTAAAGGTGGTTCTTTATTTGAAGTTGAGTTTAAAACTCATTGGCTTATTGAACAGTATGGTTTGATTGCTCCTGATGGTGTTACTCAGGTTCGTATTATGAAAGATCTTGGTGAAGGTGCTCATGGTGGTTATCTTTATAGGTTAAAGTTGACCAATCCTAATCCTAATGCCTATGTTGATGTTGACAATCTTAAACAAGGTATGTATTGGTCAATGAGTGCTCCTACTATCAGTGAGAGTTATTCTAAGGGTAATCGTTCTAATGTTATAGGGCCGGGTAAGATGACTAGTCAGCTTGAGTTCCATAGATATAGTAAAGAAATTGCTGGTAATATTTCTAATGTAGTGGTTACGTATGAGTTCCAAACTAAGGGTGGTGGTCATACTAATCTTTGGATTAATGAAGAAATGCGTCAGCATGATATTACTTGTCGTATTATGGATGAAGAACGACTTTGGATTGCTGAATATAATCGTGATGTTAATGGTGAAATTTCACTTATTGACCCTGATAATGGTCAGCCTATTCCTCATACAGCAGGTATGATGCAGATTTGTCGAGAATCTAATTATGATACTTATGGTGAAGTTCTTACTTTGAATAAGATTGAACGTACTATTGGTGATGTTCTTGATAAAGACACTGATACTGGTTCAATGGAAGTTGTATTGATGGGTGGTAAGGGCTTTATGGAAGATTTTGATAAAGCTATGCGTGATGATGCACGTAGTGAAGGTTTTGCTACTCCTCTTGGTGATAAGATGATTGAGGATTATAATGGTGGTCTTTCTTATGGTAAATATTTCCGTCGTTATAAGACTGTTGATGGTCATGTTATTACTGTTCAGCATCTTCCTTTCTTAGACCATGGTACTCTTGCAGAAAATGCTAAGTCTAATGGTATGATTCATCCTCGTTCTGGTCGTCCTATTACTTCGCATCAGGCATTCTTAATTGATATGTCTACTTATCAAGGTGTTCGTAATGTTCGTAAAGTTCGTCAGAAGAATCAAATTTATAAGTGTGGTGTTTTAAAAGGTCTTACTGATATTCCTGCTGCATGGGGTGCTGTTCCTACTAATTCTATTTCTACTGAGATTGATATGTCTCGTTATGAAATTAAGAATAGTTATGGTTTGCAAGTAAATAATGCAACAAAGATGTTCCAGTTAAAGTGTGTCCTTTAATAATTAATGATTAAAATATTAAAACTATGGATTTAAATATACCTAATAAGGATAATTCAATAAAGGTTAACAATACTACTACTAAGGTATCAGCTTTTGAAGAAGATGATAATGATTTGAATAAAGAATATATTGATAAAAGAATTATTACAATTAGTCTTGTTCATAACTATTCTAATTATCGTAAAGTTAATTTAAAAGTTCTTGGACAACGTAAAGAAACTATTGGTAGTTCCATTATATCTTGTAGAGTTCTTTCTTCTAATAAAGGTGAAGTCGAAGCATATTTTCCTGCACTTATAGGTCTTTCTCCTAATAATCCTGAATTTATTACTCGTGTTAAAGCATGGCTTAGTAATATTAAATTTACAGTAAATGATAATGATGCAAATCTTGATATTTCATTTATTTATAATACTAAGAAGGATTATTTAGATTTTAAGAAACGTGAAGATGCTATTGATGCAGAATATGCTAAAGTAGATAGAGCTAATATTAGTGCAATTAAAGATGCTATTAAAAAGCGAGTTGATGCACTTAATGCTCTTGAATCTGAAAAGTATAAATATGGTCGACCTCTTAATTTAGAACAATACATTATTTATCGTCATTGTCTTCTTTATAAAGATGTAGCTAAAGACACAGCTCTTATTAATTCAGATACTAGTCTTCGTTTTTATATTAAAGATGAAGCTAAAGAAGCTGAAAAGAAGAAGAAACTTACTGAAGAAAAAGTTAAAGCTATGCGTAATTTCCTCGAACTTAATGGTTCTGAAGAAAAGCTTAATGCTGTTTATATTGCAATTGTTTCTTCTCGTAATGGAAATGTTAATGAGGCTCTTCTTAAAGAAAGAAGTGAAAAGGTTGCCACTATTATGGATTTTGTAAATACTAGTCCTGATAAGTTTAATAAATATTATAATGATAAGAATCTTATTACTAAAGCATTTATTGAAACTTTAATTATTCGTGGTGAACTTGTTCGTGCTGAATATAATCAACAGATTAGTAGTGCAGATGGTACATTTATTGGTAGTAATATTAATGAAGCAGTAGCTTATTTTAATAATCCTACAAATAAAGATATTCGTACTGTTTATGAAAATAAATTAAAAATGTTTTAATTGATATTGATATGACTATTACTGAAATGCACGTTTGGTTTCGTCAATATGCTCAACAAATGGGTATGCAAAATGTTCGAGCTATTCTTCCAGAGCAAATTGACTTATTAATCAATACGAGTATTACAGATACGATTAATCAAATCATTACACAAAATATAGGAGTGACCAATGATAGAGTTATCACTGATAACTCTAAAATTGGTCAAATTAATGCTCTTAGAAGTTTATATAAAGTATGTGAAGTCATAGCAGACCCAGATAATGGTGATGAACCATTTAGTAAAGGTAATATTGATACTATTTATAATATTACAGCAAATATAAATTCTATAGATGCTGAACCCGGAAAAGGTTTTGATTACTTATATTTAGTAGATTTAGCTTTAAATTATAAAACACAAGCTAATAAAATTACTAATTATTTTCCTGTTAGACTTATAGATGATGCTTTTCTTGCAGATACTCTTAATGATTTTATTTTAAAACCTAGAGTAAGAACTCCTATTGCTGTTATTTATAATGGTACAATTCATTTATATATTAATGATATAATAAATGATAAACTTCCACAAAATCTAACTCCTAATAATTTAAGAATTAGTTATATTGGAAAACCTGCTAAAGTAGCATATCTTGCAGATGTTGGAGGTAATAATGTTGATTGTGATTTACCTGAATATATGCACGTTGATATTCTAAAGCATGCAGTTGATTTATATCGTATTTCTGTAAGTGGTGCTTTGAGTACAGCTCAATCTAATGCTCAAGCTCAACAACAAGAAAATGTGAGAAATAATTATCGTAATGATGGTTATCAACCTCAAACTCAACAACAATAAATAAATAAATAAAATAATATGAAACAGCTTTTAATTGTAAGCAATTCAGATATTAATAGTGGTGTTACTAAGCCTACTGATTTATCTACTTTAGCTAAAGGTAGTATTGCTTTTTTTCAACTTGATAATATGTCTGCTTTTTTAGCAGATGCCCCAACTAATAATTTTGGTATTGCTTTAGGTCGTGGTACTAATCTTTTACCTTTTATTATTCCTGAAGTAGATATTAAATCTTTGATGGTTAGTAAAGCACCTCCTACTACAGGAGCTAATAAAGTAGTTACTTTTACTTTTCCAACTCCTGTTGTTGGTAAAGAATATACAGTAATTATTGTTAAGAAAGGAGTAGTATTTAACGAAAGGTCTAATTGGACTTCTGATGTAGTAGCAAAAACTACTACTGTTGCTACAGAAGCAGGTAATTTGGTTAGTGCTATCAATGCTAATATTTCAGTTCATGGTGTTAAGGCTACTGCATCTGGTGCTACTGTAACTCTTACAGGCACAAATGAACAGGATTTTGAAGTAAAATTAGTTGATAATCTTTCTAATGTAGCAACTAATGTTACAACTGCTTATAAGAAATCAATGGGTCAGCCTGCTGATATTGCTGAATTAGCTCTTGCTTGTGCAGCTGGTAAAGGTGTAGAATATCTTGCTGATGAAGGTAAAGAAATTTATCCTAATTTCCCAGAAGCTGTTGGTACTGATTCTTATTATGTTTATACTCTTAGATTTAAAGTAGGTCGTGAAGCTGCTAAACAGCGTGATGAACAAGTTTGGCAAACTGTTCATATTGCAGTTCCTAAGAATACTGCAAATGATACTGCATCTACAGGTCTTGTAGCTAAACTTGATAAGATTCTTGCACTTAGTACAGGAGAGTAACTAACTACTTCTAATAAGGTTCAAGATTTCTTCTACAGGGGAGGGAGAAGAAACTCTTGAACCTTAATTTGTTTAAAGATGGATGATTTACAAGCAGTAAATAATATTATAAGTAATGCAGTTAAAAATTCATCTTATATTACAGTTTTAATTAGTAGTGGTGTTTTTATTATTTATACTATTATTATTAAAATTGTAGATTATTTTAAAGCTAAAAATAAAAGCAAGCCATTATATGAAATGGCTAATGCTATTAAACAAATTAGTGAAAATGTAGTTAAACTTAATCAAGTACTTGATAAGACTTTTCAAGATGCTGAAACTAAAGAAGTAAATAGAATAAATAATATAATTACAACTACATTTAATAGTTTTAAAGCTAGTATTATTTCTTATTGTATTGATGTTATTATTCACAATAATGTTGAACACAATAAAGATACTATTAAAGAAAATTTATATAAAACTATTAGTACTGAGTATTATAAAGTTTATTCTATTTTTTCAGCTTATGAACATGATACAGTTAATGTTGCTACTAAAATAAAAGAAGAATGGATAGACTCTATTACACAAGAATGTCTTCAAATTATATTTAATGGTAATTCTGCATTAGATAGAATACGCCAACTTAATAATAAACTTACAATTATATCTGAAGAATATTCTATATATACAAGTAATAAAATTTTTAATCATTAATAAGATGTTCTTATGAATAATGATGAACTTATAGATAGCCTTGAAAGGTCTAAAGTTAATAGTGTTAATACTATTATAACTTTGACTTTTCAAGGTTATTTAGTTAATACTAAGAAGTTAACTAAATTAAATTATAATACAATTCTTACGAATATAGTTAGACACTTGTCTCCAGTATGTGATGAAAGTGTGGAACTTATTAATAGTTTTTATAATAATCTTATTATATTATGAATAATCAAATAGTAAATAATAATCTAATATATCTTACAATACCTAAAGATTGGATTAATACTTATTATAAACTTCTATATTTACTTAGTATTGAAGGTAAAAATATAATTGATGATTGTAATTATAATTGTTCTAATAAGGGACATAACGTATTTACTTGTTGGAACTTGTTTCAATCAGCTTTGGCTGCTTATGCAATAAAGGACTATAAGAAGGCTAATTTATTTTTAGAGTATATTGATAAGCAATTAGAAATTTATGCCAACAGAGACAAAATTAAAATATTAGATTTTAAGGATATTGAACCTAGATGTGCTTATGAAATTCAATCTGATGGTACATATAAAGTTATAATTAGTATGATAATTGATGGTAAAGAAGTAGTTAAAACTTTAGATATGTCTACAGTTAGTGCTCATATTTTATATTATGGTTGGTTAAATACTTCTGATTATACTAATGTAAATATTGAAGTATTAACTAAAAAAGAGCTTAATAGTATAGATGAAACCATAACTGTACATCCAGATGAAACTAATAAATATGTTTGGTTTGTTTCAGATGTAGAACTTGAATTTACTGAAAGTAATTTTCCTGTAGATTTAAATAAAAATGTTATAGGTAATTTATATTATTATCATACAGATGCTTTAAATGCAGGTACTAGTACTTATAAAGTTAAACAAAAAGAATAAATTATGGAACAACGTTATAGTAATACTTTAGTATCTAGTAGAGAAGATAAAAAACTTATTTATACTGATGATGCTTTTGACAAAAGTTTAAATCAACATCAAGATGAAATTAATAAAGAACTTACTAATTTAATTACAGAACTTAAAGATGTTCAAGATAATCTTCAATCTACAGATAAAATTAAACCTTTATCTGCAAATCAAGGTAGATTACTTAAAAATCTTATAGATAATAAAGTTATTCAAGTTCAAGGTATAGTTTGGGATGCTGAACCTACTAAAGGAAATATTGACCATATTGTTTCATCAGATGCTCTTTATGAAAAGTTTAAAGCTATCGACGATAGTGCAGTATATCTTACGGAGGACGAATTTAATGCCTTGGTTAATCAAGGGGCTATAAAAGAAGATGTTAATTATTATATTTATGAAGATTAAAATATGCTTTATAAAGGTCTAAAAGAAGTAACTAGTATTTATAAAGGTAATAAAACTATTATTACTGTTTATAGAGGAGTAAGAACTGTTTGGAGTTCTATACTTAATTGTTATACTAGTTTTTGGAATAATATTAAATTTTGGAGTAATAATAATTATTGGAAAAATAGTAATTAATATGGCACAAAAAGTAACTAAAGATAATCTTACTAGCATTAATCAAGATTGGGCTGGTAATGGTAAAGATATAGAAATTAAAAATGGTAATGATGTTATTAGAACTGTAACTAATCCTTTTGAAGCTACTTCTGATAATTTACCTTTTAGTGGTCTTGATATTCAAAAATGGATTAAAGATAATACTATTGCTGCTTATGGATTTTATGATTTAGCAAGTGATGGTTATTATTTTTTATGTGGTTTTGCTTCTAAAGAAGATAAAGCAGCTTTTGATAAAGATAATAATAAAATTGAACTGATTAAAGTTCAAGCCAAACTTATGATTAGAGAAAGTACTACTTTAATGACTGCTGTAAATGTAATTATTCAAGAAGAAGAAAAACCTATTATAGTAGCTAAAGATAATGCTTTAGATATTCATGTTAGAATTACATCTGTTGAAACTAATTCTGTTACTCTTGAAAAAAGAGATACACTTGAACAAGTAAATGTAATTGTCTCTTATAGAGTTGCAGGTTCTGGTAGTACTTGGACTGATATTCAAGAAATTAATAATGTAGATACTCAAAGTTATTCAACTACATCATATCCTCTTACTATTAATTTATATGATAAACTTAGTAATGGTACTTATGAAATTAGAGTAAGAGCTACAGGTAATGAAACAACTAAAGTTGGAACTAAGATTTTATCACAAGTTGCTAAAGCTTCTCTTTCTTTGACTACTGCTGGTAGTTATTCATGGCAACAACCTGAAGCTGGATATGAAACTCTTAGACTTAAATATTATATTGATGGTGGAGGTATTAATAAAGATTTAGTAATTAAAATTGATACTTATGATCCTATTACTGTTAATATTGGTACTAAAACTTATACTGGTGAAAATATTTATATTTATAATTTACCTAGTGACTATAGTACCTGGTTAACAGATGGTGTTCATACTATTGAATCATATATTTGTCTTCATGATGATTCTACTACTAGAACAGATATTATTAAAAATGAAGTATATTATAAAACAGGAGAATCTGGTACAACTAATATAGTTATTCAAAATCTTGTTAATACTATTCAACCTTATGTTTATACTACTCCTATATTTAAATATGCTATATTACCTAAAACTACTACTGATACTTATGTAAATATTAAAATTGAATTTGCTAAAGGTGATACAGTTCTTACAAGTCAAGAACTTAATAATATTAAAATAGGAGAACAATATGATTATAATGGTCAACTTGAAATAGATGATTCAGGAATATTTCCTGCTTATATTAGATTTTATATTTGGAATAGTACTGATAGTGTATGGACACTATTATCTACTAGAACTATTACAATAGATGCTAGTGTTTCTTATGGTCCAGTACCTCTTCTTTCTACTGATTTTTATCTTAATCCTAGAGTTCGTTCAAATAATGAAACTACTAAAAATATATTATATAATGCAGTTAATAATAATGTAGTTGCATCATCATTTGAAAATTTTGGTTTTAATAATGACGGTTGGGTTAAAGATGATAATAATGTATCAATACTTAGAATACCTGCTGGTAGAAAACTTACTATTAGAGGATATGATGTATTTTCTGATTTCAGACCTTCAACATCTAGTAGCAATGTTACTATAGATATTGATTATAAGATTAGAAATATTCGTAGCTATGATGCTGAATCTTTACCTATTATACAAATTGGTACTAGAGATTCTAATGGTATTATTCATGGTTATGAAAAACTTCCTCTTAAATCTTATTTATGTACTAGTAAAAATAAAACTATTACACTTCAAGATATTCAAGGAGTAGAAGATGTTAGAATACATGAAACAATTAATATTGTTAGTAATCTTGCTGAACGTGGTAGAAATTATGTTAGATTTTTTCAAAATAATGTAATTCAAAGAGAATTTCTTTATGAAGATGGTGAAAGTTTTACAGCAAATACTGAAGAAGCAAAATATATAACTATTGGTAGTGAAGGTGCTGATATTGATATTTATGAAATTAAAGTTTATAAACATCAATTATCTACTACTGATATTGAACAAAATTATGTAGCTAGTCTTAATACTATTGAAGAAAAGAAAGCTTATAGAGCTAAAAATGATATATTTGAAAGTAATCTTATTAAATATGATAAGGTTAAAGCTAATGGTATTAATACTCTTAGATGGTATGTTGGTACTACAACAGAAGAAGATACAGGAGGTATTCCTACTAAAGCAATAGAAGTTGATGAAGACCATTGGATTCCTTCTTATGCTAATCAAGATTCAGGATTACCAAAAGGAACTCTTGAAATGATTGTTTATGATAGTAATAAAAAACCTATTCCTAAATATTGTCAAAGACTTACTAATATGAAACAAAAAGGTCAAGGAACTAGTTCTAAGACTTATTGGAAATGGAATATTAGTTGGTCTCCTACTGATAATACTAGAAGATATGTCATGGATTCTAAAGATGAAAATAAATGGATTCTTGATGAAGAAGCTATAGGTAGCGATGCTTATATGATATATCCTAATGGTAATTCTAATAGAACAGATGTTAAAGCAGTTAAACATGTAGCTAAACTTAATTGGGCTAGTAGTATGCAAACCCATAAGATTGGTTGGTGTAATATGTATTCTGATTTGTATTGGGAAGTTGTAGGTGAAAGTGCTACTAATAAGCAAAGTGGTTATGAACATACTCGTAAGAGTACAACTCAACTTCCAATGTTATTTTTTAAAGGTGGTGCTACTGATCCTATATTTAGTTCTCAAATGACATTTGGGCCAGCTAAATATGATAAATATACATTTGGACTTAATGCTAAATCTGAATATTATAATAATAATAAATGGGCTACATGTCTTGAAGGAAGTGCTAATGGAGAACCTCTTCCAATGAGACTTATTCCTTGGATAAAAGATGAAATATTCTATTATCTTAATCGTAATGACGATGCTGATAGATTAAATGAAACTCTTGTTTATAAAAATAGTGGTAACTGGGCTGCACAGCTTGATGTAGATAAATCTCCTACTAATGTTTATGATGAAGGTCTTAAAACTGAATATGAAATTCCTAAAGGTTTCTCCCCTGTAGAAGGAAATAGTAATCTTTGGCAAGAAACTGAAGATACTGAATTTGATAGTAATGACCCAACAGATACTACTAATTTTTATAAATGTAATGGAGGTAATACTATTAAATTTTTTAGAAGAGCTTATAATAATGATTATCTTCATTCTCCTTGGATTAAATGTTTTAGAGGTACTATAGATGAGTTAAAGAAAGCTGTTAATCTTAATAATCAATATCAATATTGGATTTATGCTGCTAATAGTAATGCAGCTATGTTTGATTTATATAGATGGGATTATATTACAAGTAGTTGGGTTAATGCAGGTATAACTAAAGATTCCTCTACTTCTGATGGTTATGCTGTACTTAATATTTATGATCAATGTAATCCATGGTATAATACCAAGAATGGTATAAATATTAATAAAAATGATTCTATTGAAAATATTACTGCACAGTTTATAGAAGCTCGTCTTTATAATTATGCTAATGGTAATACTATTGGTAATTCTAGTAATTATTATAATGAAGATGATTGTTGCTATGACCAAGCTTTTAGAAAAATTGCAGCACTTAGTGATAACTGGTGTAAAAATACTTATGAAAGACTTGATATTAATGGTAAAATTACTACAGATTCTGATGATAATGATACTAGTGGAGACCTTGATAATGTAGGTAAAAGTGCTAAACCTTATTGGGTTGAAGAACATGATAGATATAACTCTTCTACAGGGAAGTTCTCTAAAACAGGTGATGCTACTTATTTTAATTCTGAAACTAATGTTAGATATTGTTTACTTGAACAAGCTAGAACTGTAGCACTTAGAGATAAAGTACAAGGTATTCTTAATGCTATGCTTACTCTTTATGGAAGTCCTATTGCTGCTATGCAAAAGTATTTCTTTAATGTAAGTGATTATTTTCCTGCTAGTAGTTATAATGAACAAGCTAGACTTTGTTATGAAGATGCTTCTGTAGCTATGAAAAATGGTAAATATTCAAGTGATACTGACCCTCTTTCTCAAAGTTTAGGTAATCATTATCTTGCAGAACTTCAATATTGGACTAAACGAATGATTTATCTTAGTTCTTATAGTAGAGCTAATGATTATACTAATGCTCCTTATAAAGGTTCATTTAGTTTTCGTATTCCTAAAGCTGCTTTAATTAAATTTACTGTAACTGCTGCACAAGCCATTTATCCAGTTATTCGTTCAGAAGCTGTAATGAATAATGAAAGAACTAGATTACTCCCTGGTGAATCTTGTACTATTAGTATTCAAGGAGCAGCTGATAAAGACATTTATCTTTGTTATGTAGATTATTATAGTAATATTGGTTCTCTTGCTGATATACCTATTGCTGCTACTTCTAGACTTACATTAAATGCACAAAGACTTACATCATTTAATACTGATGGTAGTTCTAAAATATTTACTCCTGCTAATATAGTATTTAATACTCCTATATTACAAGAAATGCATCTTACTAATGTAGCTAGTTTAAATGGTGCAGTAGATTTAAATTCATGTATTGCAATTAACGATGTTAATTTAGCTGGTTCAAGTAATACTAGTGTAGTACTTCCTGAATCTTATAGTTTAACTACATTACATTTAGGTTCTAATATTAATGAACTTAATTTAACTAATTTACCAAATCTTACTACTTTTGAAATAGATGCAGTAGATAAACTTCATAGTTTAAGTTTAATTAATATTCAAAATAGTTATAATATTTTTAATAATCTTTATAATAAAGGTCTTAGAAATTTAACTACAGTTACTATTAATAATATTAATTGGAATAATTTAAGTTTAGATTTATTTAATATTTTACTTAACGCTACTACTAGTAATATTACAGGTACTATATCTATTATAGATATTATTGATGGAAATACTAAAGCTAAAATGCTTAATGTATGGGGTAATATAGATAATATTGATAATGCTTTATATGTAGATTATACTAAAGTTAAAACCATTACTTGTAGTATTTCTGTTCCTTATAGAATACGAGATTTAGGTATTAATACCGAATGTAAAATTACATCAGCAGGTAATGATTTTACTTCTGTTAAATGGGAAATAGTTTCTGATGAAACTTATGGAAATTGGTCTGATTATTGTACTATAAATAGTAAAACAGGAGCTATTACTGTATCTAAACTTTGGGAAGATGATTTAAAATATTCTGATAATAAGATTACTATTAAATGTACTTTAAATAATAATTATAGTGGAACAGGAGAAACCATTTTGTATGAAACTGATTATTATTATATAGACCAAAGATATAATAATAATGATACTATAATAATAACAGGTTGGCATAATGGACAAAATGATATAATTAATTATATACAAAATAATAATAAAGCTTATGTAGGTTTTTTTGAAAAAGAAACAAATATTTTAAAATTACAACAATTAAATGATAATGATATTACTACATTTATAGATGGTACAGATGCTACAAATTATATTTCAAATTTAGAATATGATGTATTTATTAAACTTCCTTCTTTTTATATTAAAATAGAAGAAATAGAAACAGATTTATATAGAGTATCTTTTAGTAAAGATTATAAAGCTAATTATACTTATTTAAACAATTTACCATTAATTGCAGCTTATAATAGTGTTTATACTATAGATGGTATTGTACAAACAGCTAATATCTCGCATCCCTCAGATACTACAGGTATATTACATAGTATAATGGGTTATAATCATTTAACTAATAGTAGTACTTATACTAGTAGAAGAGGACTTAGTATATTTTCAGCTAGAAATGCTGCTAGAAATAAAGGTAAAGGTTTTAGACTTATAACTAAAGAAGTATATGATATTCTTACTTTTATTTTTTGGGGTACTTTTAATGAGTTAACTTTTAGAAAAGTATATAATCCTACAATTTATAGTTCTTCAATTGGTAAAGCAGCAAAACAATCTATTCATATAAATATAATACAAAATGATTATAATACTTTCTTAGGATTAGAAAATATAGTACAACCTAGACAAAATATCGAATGTAATATAGATAATATAATACAAACTTATAATAATGGTACTGATATAACTATTACAGACATTAATGATGTTCCTATATATACTTATAGTACTAAAAATATTATAACAGATAAAGAGTTAACTTATAATTTACAATCCTTAAATCTTAAAAAATTTAGTATAGTAAATAATATAATAATGCCTAAAGAACTAAATAGTAAAACAAATAATAATATGAGTTATAATTTATGTAGTGCATCAAATAATAGTAATAAAACATTAGCAGGACGAATAAGAGAAACACAATCTTTTGAAATGCACAATTTATATGATGCTTATCCAGGTTATTATGAAAATAGAATTATTTATCAAGGAGATTATAAAATTATTGATTAATGTTTTATAATTTAGATTAAATTTGTTATATTTGCTCACATAAATAATAAACTTATGATTGAATATACTTATCAAGCAAAACCTCAATCAAAAAGACAATATTATCTTGAAAGAGGTCTTCGTAAAACTTATCTTAATTTTAAACAAGAAAAACTTACTGATGATGATTTAGAAACTCTTGCTAAACAATTAGGTATAGAATGTGATGACTATTTTAAGCAGTGTTATACTTATAGATATTATTCTATTGAAATGCCATTAGGAATTGATGATTATGATTCAGAAGTTAATACTATAGTTACTGCTAAATATCCATCAAATGTTATGCAATCTGTTATTAATAATTATCTTTTAGACCCTACTAATGATAAAGCTAAAAGAGAATTTGAAGATATGCAACAATGGAGAAAAGAAGCTAAAGAATTTGCTAGTGATATTAAAACTTTAAATGATGTATTATGAATAACAAAGAAAGTGAATTATATAGATTATTAGATATTGCAATACAATGTTGTGCTACTACTAATAAAGACGGAAGTTATTCTATTACTAAAGAAGATATTCTTGGTAAAACTAGAGTAGAAAATGTTGTTATGACAAGATGTGTTCTAATATGTCTTATTCTTCATTCTGGTTATTCAATTACAACTGCTGCTAAATTTCTTAATAGAACTATTCCTGCTATTAGATATTTAGAAAAACTTTCTGATAATCTTTTTAAAACTTCTAGAGCTTATAGAATAGCTATGGCAGAAGCTACTATTGAAGTAGAAAAAGAAAAAGAAGAAGAAAATAAAAAATAAATATTCCTTTTTGTTTTACAATAATTATTAGATGTCAATTAGATAATAATCTAATTGACATCTTTTTTATTATATTAAAAATCATTCTTAACTTTGTATTATACTTAATCTAGATAAAGTGTGTAATTAATGTTATTAATTTTATTAATTAAAAAGTTATGAGTGATTCTAAAGTTTTTATGTTTCCTGATGGTAATAGTAATCATGGAAATAATTTTGACCCTGCTAGTGTTATGGCTATGATGAACAATGGTGGTTTTGGCAATGGTAATTGGATTTGGCTTATATTTATGTTATTTCTTTGGGGTAGAAATGGTATGTATGGAAATGATAATTTAGGTAGTACTGCTGAACGTGATATGTTAATGCAAGCCATTAATGGTAATGGTGATGCAATTAGAAATTTAGCTACTAATCTTAATTGTGATATTAATTCTGTTAAGAATGCTATCAATTCTGTTCAACAGGCTATTTGCAATGTAGGTAATCAAGTAGGTCTTACAGGTCAACAAGTTATTAATGCTATTCAGCAAGGTAATATGAGTCTTGCTCAGCAATTTGCACAATGTTGTTGTGATAATAAACTTCTTGTAACTCAAATGGGTTATGATGGTCAACTTCGTGATATGCAAAATACTGCTACTATTACTAATGGTATTAATACTGTTAATACAGGACTTGAAAGAGGTTTTTCTTCTGTAGCTTATGAAACTGCTCAGCAAACTTGTGCTATTCAGAATAGTATGAAGAGTCAGACTCAGACTATTATTGATAAACTTGCTAATATGGAAGCTAATGCTCAACAAGATAAAATTAATACTCTTACTGCTCAACTTACAGCTGCTAATAGTAGAGCAGAACGAGCTGCTGAACTTAAACCTATTCTTGATGAACTTAATGCAATTAAAGCTAGTCAGCCTAATACTGTTGCTGTACAATATCCTAATTTAACAGTTATGCCAAATTACGGAGGTAATTGTGGTTGTAATTGTAATAATGGGTTTTGGTTTTAATAATTTAGAAGCTATGAATGGAAACGTACAAATTGGTAATAGAGCTGGTATACCAGTAGTTATTACTAGTCCAAAAATTGATACGAGTAATGTCAGCATTACTCTTCCGAATCATATTTTTCGATTTCTTGGTCAAAAAGGTATTATTATTATTAATTTTAACTCTGTTATTCCTAGTGGAACAACAACTACTCTACCACTTGTTATATCAGTCAACGGACAAACTCTTCCTCTTACTGATGCAACAGGTACAGCAATAACAGTAGCTAATATTAGTAATACTCTTACATTTCAAGTTTATTTTGATAAACAACTTAATGTTATAAGAGTTGTTTCTCCAATTTCTTAATATTTAAATTATAATACTATGAAAATGATTATAACAGAAGAAAAATCTAATGATATGCTTAATAAACTTTATAATGTTGTAGAAACTATTAAAGATATAGCAGAATGTATAGAACATTGTGAAGAAGATAAAGATTTTAGAGAAGATAAATATCGTAATGAATATAAATATCGAAGAGATAGAGATTATGACGAAGATGAAAGAGAACCTCGTCGTAAATCTAAATGGTCTAGATATTAATAATTAAAATACTATTATGAAAAGAGATAGTCTTGATATATATGATACTCTACCTGAAGATATGATTAATTATCTTAAATATAATGGTAGACATTTTAATCATAAACTATGTGATTATGCAATAAGTAAAATGAAGTATGCAGATTCTTCTACGGGGGAGCTAATTAAACTACAACCTTTTACTAAAGAAGAAATAGATAATATTCTTCATAATTATAATATTACTATAAATAATAATGAGCTTTATGATTATGTTTATGTAGCTAATATGTGTAAAGCTGATTTCTTTCATAGTAGTATTATAGATGAGCAACATCTTGGATTATATATTAAAGATGTTATTGATGATGTAGATGCTTACGATGGTATAGTATTTAATCGTTGGTATGCTGATATGTGTAGAAAAGGCATTCCTATTGATTGGGAAGAATATATTTAAATAAATAATATTCTTAATAATTATAATAGCAATAGTGATAATAATTATATTATTACTATTGCTATTATTTTATTTTTAAATGTTATAGTTAATTTTATTCAATTCTCAAAATATAAATAGTAAAGATTGTATTTTTATAAGTGTAACTAAACTTAATATTGATATGTTTGAAGAAGCAATTAGTAATGCAATTAATACTACTATTCAAAGTTTTGATTTAACTTATTGTATAGTAGTAAATATTTTAACTTATCTTGTAATTAAAAGATGGGATAATACTATTGAATCTTATAATATTAATACTTGGCAAAAACGTTTAGCATTTGGTATTGTTAGTATTATAGTAGCTGTTGTTTATTATCTTACAGGTAATGATATTAAAACTATTTTTAATAGTATTATTCTTGCACCTGTTTCTTGGTCTTGGATATTTAAACCTCTTTGTAATAAATTTAATATTGGTTATAATAAAGATAATGATATTAAATAATTTAATATTTTATTTTTGCATATAAGAGGCTATTTATTGATAGATGATTAATCTATTTACTCAAATATTAAAAACCTACAGACACAAAATATAGTAGGTATCAAGCAAAGTTGATTATCCAAGTTAGGTTAATCAGCTCCCCTGTAGAAGAATATAGTAATAGTAAACTTAATAATAAAAATAATAATATGGCTAGTATTGCAATGCTTGTATCAGAGTTTGCACATTCTCTTAAACAGCCTAATAATAAAGCTCTTAGAGAAAATATTAAAACTCTTATTATTCATACTCGTAGTGAAATAATTCGACGAAGTTATGAAAATCATGGTTATATTGATAAAGGATTGACACAACGATTTAAAGTTAGTTTAACTGAATTTTTAGATGGAGATGTAGAACTTCCAGATAATTATGATTGGCATGATAAAGTTAAACGTACTGTACAAAAAGTTCCACGTCCTGTAAGATTGACTAATAATTTACCATTTGATAGAGTTAGTAGTGTAGGTTATAGAACTAATAAAGAATTTCCTTTTATTAAAGAAACTTCTGCTAGATTTAGAAATAGTGTTCCTGGTCTTTGTAATATGCCTTGTTATGATTATATAAATGGTTATATTTATATATTTCCACCAGAAGGTAAACCATTTGTTCTTAATAATATTTGTATTGAATCTGTATTTGAACATCCAACAGAAATAGAACTTATGAATAATGAAGTTGATGGTATGAAAGTTTTGACAGATGATAATGAATGGCTTTTAAGTGAAGATATGATTGGTCAAATTAAAGATATTATTTATAAAAGAGATTTATTAAATACAATTAGAGAAACTAATGAAATTCCAAATACTGTAAAATTTAATGGTTAAATCATGGGAATAAAAGAAGCTCCAATAGGTATTAAAACCTATTATAAATGTATAAAACGAGATTATGCTAATATTAAAGAAGATACTCTTCAAGTTATAGATAAACTCAAAACTGAAATAAATGTTGATACTGAGGATATTAAAAATAATTTAGATGTATATAAAAATAAATTCAATATTAATCTTATGAATTATGATGAATTTGTTAATAAACGATATACTACAGGTAAGTTTAATAAAATGGCTAAAGGCTTATATTTAAATCGTAATAATAATTATGAACTTACTGGAGAACTTTATAATCTTGTCAAACTTTCTACTAAACAAAAAGAACTTAAAGAATATGAAGAAGGACTTGATGTTTGTAATAAAATAGAAGGACTTAATCTTAAAGATTTTACTAATATTCTTAAAGTATTTTATACTAAGGTTCATGAAAAGATGATTAAAGAAGGAGCAGGTTATGTTCTTGAAGGTAATTTAGGTTGGCTTTGTATTAATAGATGTGTTATTGATAAGCAACGACCTATGCTTGATTTTAATGCTACTAAAAAAAGAGAACAAGAACTTAAAGCTGCTGGTAAAAAGATTTGGAATAAAGAAGAAGCTGATTGGTGTGCAGCTAAAGGTATTGAATATAAAGCAGAAGATAAACGAGTATTTAGAAATGATGCTTGCTGTTATGAAATACCTATTATTGGAAGTACAATAAAAGGTCGTTCTAGTCTTAGATTTACAAGTGCTGTTTATGTAGGAAGTAGCATTAAACATCAAGGTTATGATGATTGGCTTAAATTAGTTAATAATGTTGATGATGCTTTAAAACTTCCTTTAGATATTCGTAAAAAACTTTATATGTGTCTTAAATTAGATAAAGATTTATATATTAAATTTATTAGAAATGAACATCAAAAACCAATTATCTCTCCAAAGATTAATAGGAAAGATTGATAATGATTTTAATATTAGTGAATCTGATTGGATTCCTAGAGTAGCTGCTTGGACTATTGATGCTTTATCTCAACTTAATTGTTTGCCTATGATTAAAAAACATAGACAACTTGAAGTTAGTGATAAAATTGCACAATTTCCTTGTAAACTAAATACTAAAGATATTAAAGTATATGATAAGAATGGTTGTGAAATACCTGAATTAGATGATAATATTTCTTGTGGATGTACTAATATTAAAAATAGTACTTCACAAGAAATTGCTGTTATAGATACTACTAATAAAAGTGGTATTAATTTTATGCAAGTTGGAACTATTATTAATAATAATAATCATAATTATATTATTCAAGATAATACTATAGAACTTAATTTTGATACTGAATATATTATAGTAGAATCTTATGAAGTAGCTACATATTATGATGAATATTATGATTGTGAAGTTCCTTATATTTATGATGATGGTTTATTACTTGAAGCTCTTGCTTGGTATTGTTTATTTAAATATTTAAGTAGAGGTAGTAAACATCCTGTTTATGATTTAAAAAGTAATAGTCCTGTTACAAATCCTTTTCTTCAATGGAATACTCTTAAAACTAAAGCAGCTGCTTCTGTTAAGATTAAACTTAATAGAGATAAAGGATGGAATAATTTCTTTTATAATAGTACTTTTATACCAAGAAACTAAATTATGTCTAATATAGTTCCTAAATTAAATCTTAATAAAACTCCTAATTTAGTAGATACTAATAGTTTAGTGTTTGCTAAAAATATTCGTGTTGATATTGATGGTAGTTTACATAAAGATTATGGCATTAAACCTTTTTTGGGAATTGATGATGCTGGAGATGTTTGTGATTATAGAACTATAATTTATAAAATACTTAATGATTTTGATGATATTATAAATGATGAAACTATATCACAAAATGAAAAAGTTATTACTACTACATATAAAACTATAGTAGAAAATATTCTTAAACAAATTAATAATAATAATCCTAGTATTTTACATATTATTGATGTAATTCCTTATAATGATGAATTTTATTGTTTATTTAATGCTATAACTAAATATACAATAGAAGGTAAAGAAACTTATAAAACAAATGATTTTATATTTTGTTATAAGGAAAAAGAAGATAAGTTTTATCCATGTGATACAGCTTGGAGTTATCATTATGGTAAAATTGAAGGATGTATTCTTAATAATATAGTTGGTGAAAAAATATTAGTAATAGCTGAATATGATACTGATGAAAAAGTTCCATTAAAATGTATAAATCTTAGTAAAGCTTCATCTACTGATGATGAAAGTATTTATACTCAAATGCCTATAATACCTATTACTAATTTAAATTATAGTGGTACTTTTAATTATGTTATTCCTAATGGTTCTTATCAATTTTTTATAAGATATAAAATTAGAGATAATTTTTATACTGATTGGTTTCCTGCTAGTAAAGAAGTTTTTACAGGTAATACTAATAATGTAATAACAAATTTTGGTACACTTAAATATGTAAATACTCATACTGATTCAGATAATAGTTTTGTATTTAATGTTGAACATTTAAATATTGAAAATACTAAATATTATAAAAAATTTCAAATTGGTTTTATTTGTTCACATGATGATACTATTGTAGCTAGAGCTTGGAAACATTTTGATATTAATACACAAGTTATACAATTTGATTATAAAACAGAAGATGGAGAAGAAATTGAAGTTACAGATTTAACTAAAGTTAGTTATAATATTTATAATGTTGGAAATGTTACTAGTTTTAAAAATAAAGTATATATTTCTAATTATGAAGAAAGTAATCTTAATGAACAATTTCAAAATATAGCTAATAAAGTTAATATAACTATTAAAGAAAAATCAGAATTTAATGGTTATGATAAATGGAATACTGCAAATACTACAATAGGTAATAAAACTTATATAACTGCTATTAATAATATTCCTATTGCTTATGCTGGAACTGAAAAAGATAGTATTATAAAAAATCTTATTAATAATATAACTAGCATATTATCTGAAAGTACTAGTAATAATCAAACTGAAAATAATTATTATGACAGTAGTGTAAATAAAACATCTATTTATGGTACTGATATTAGATTAACTAGAGATAACCTTTCTACTTTACAAAATAATATAATTGCTAGATTAAAACAATTAGGTGAAAACAAAGCTGTTGGTAATATAAAGTTTGATACTGATGTAGATTATATATCAATAGATGATAAAACAGTATCTACTTCAACAGATTCTGCTAATGCTAATATAAATAAAGCAATTGATGTTATTTATAATACTATAAAAGGTATAAATGATAATGGTACTTTTGTAAATAATTCATATCTTACAAAAAATACATTTACTATAAGAATTTGGCGTAATTATAATTACACTGTTACAGTTAATAATCCTGGAACTATAATAGATAAAGAAATTAATCCAGATATAAGTATTCAAAATATAGATGATATAAATAATACAGGTACTGCTTTTAAAACTATTACAGAAAGTTATGAACAAAAAATTATTATAAATCTTATTGCTTATAAAAACAAAATAAGTAATAATAATGTTAGTAAACTTACATCTTATACTACATTAATACCTTTTCAACATTATAAATTTTATATACATTTTGTTAAAAATAATGGTGAAATAACTAATGGTTATTATTGTGGAGGAGATAATGCTGGTGAAATAATTCCAGAATATAAAGCAAGTTGTAATACTATTATTTATCCTAGTTTTATTAATATTAATATTCCTGATGGGTATTCAGCTTGTTTCTTTTCAATATTTCATAATGCTATTGATTCAGCAACTATTTATGATGTTCAAGCATTAAAAAACTCAACTACTGTTTTATGTTATGAAGGCAGTTGTTTAGATATAGACCTTAGACTTGTACCTGGTTATAAAAATATTAATATTAAATATCAAGATACTATTCTTAATGTTGAAGGAGAAACAACTACTACTGAAATTAAAGATACAACTGGAGACTATTATTATAGTAGTAATTCTACTTATGGTAGATATTTTGGAGCTAGAGGTATTATTAAAATAAATAATACTTCTCCTAATATAAATGGTTTAATGTATGTTACTACAGACTATGAATTTAGTCAAATAGATAATATTAAACTTGTTAAATGTACTCCTTTTATAAATGATACAATTTTTGATGATTATAATGATTTAGATTTACAAGGTTATATTTGTGAAATAAGCCCATTAGATAAAAATAGAAGTATTAATTATTATTCTGATGGTAGTAGTGTTTGGAAAAAACAAAATATTGATGATTTAAATAATACTAATAATACAATTCATATTAGTTTAGATGAATTAGGTAAATATAATGATAGTACTGCAAAAATTGCTGATTTTGACCTTATGACAACAAATAAGGTTTATATTTATTCTAATTATAATCTTAATTATTTAAGTTTATCTAGTGAGCCTATTCAAGTTAATAAAACTTATTATAATACAAATAGTGATGGCAAAATAACAGATGATGTTACTAAAATAATTATTTGGAGATTATTAACTAGTCTTACACTTAGTGAAGTTTATAAACTAGATTCTATGTATAAAAATACTACTAGAAAAATATATTCAGTTTATAATGAAAATGATGTTGTAAGATTTGATAATACTATTAGAAGTAGTAAATTAGAAAGTGATGAAAGTAGAATAAATGTATTCAAATTTGATCCAGATGATTATTATAATGTTCCTACAAATAGAGGTATTATAACTAATCTTAAAGGTATAGGTGATAATATAATTGTACATACTAAAGATAGTATGTTTAAATTTACAGGAAGTAATAATCTTCAAAGTAGTACTGGAGAAATACAACCTACTGAAACAGATGTTTTTCAAACAGGTATTAGTGAAGTTTTTGGTTCAGATTTTGGATATGCTGGATTGCAAAATAAACAAAATAGCATAATAACAGAAACAGGATATATCTTTTATGATAAAGATTCTAATGTTATTTATATGTATTCTGGACAAGGTCAAATAATTAAACTTAGTGATAACATAGAACGTTTATTTAATCATGCTCCTGTTGAAGATGTAAGATTTGCTAATGACTATTATAATAATCGTATATTTATTTGTATATGGTTTAAATATAATAATGGTCTTAAACCTGTGACTCTAAGTTTTTATCTTAATCAAAATAATAGAAATTTTATAAGTCTTCATGATTTCTATTTTACTAAAGCTTTTAATACTAAAGTTAATTGTTATTTTCTTAATAATAGAGAAACTAATATTTGTAAAATAGATAAATCTGATTTTAATAGATATATGGGTATTACTATTGAAAATTCAGATGATATATATCCTAGAAGTGTAGAATTTGATAAAGAAGAATTTAAAATTTATAGAAATGATGGTGGAGATTATGATAATATTGAATTAGATGTAGCAAATATAGATTCTATTATAGATATTATATATAATGTAAATTACGAAACAGTTAAAACTTTAAATAGTATATCATGGTATAGTAAAATCATCAAAGATGTATTTCCTTTAGCTACTAATATGGTATATGAAAATATGGCTGAAAGTATAGATACTGATATTCCTGCTATGCAAATTATGATTTATACTGATACATGTTGTTCAGATATTATTCATGCTGATATTAAATCTAATGATTATTCTATTAAGAATCCTAATTCATATCAATTACCTAGATATAATCAAGGTTATTGGAGTTTAAGTTATTTTAGAAATATAATTAATAATAATAATGCTTTTAAATATTTAGATAATTATAATGATGGTAGAAAAAAAGCTTCTTTTATAAATGATGAAAATTCTCTTATAGAAGGTAAATATTTTGTAGTTAGATTTATATTTAGAGCAGGTAAAGATTTTAAACTTGAAAGTATTAATTTTAATTATTCTAATAAATTATGAGATATAAATTAAAATGTGGTGGTAAACCTCGTAGAAAAGCTTTTGCCGGAGCTGATGGTGCTATTATGGCAGCTGCAACTCTTGCTGCTTCTGCTGCTAATGTTGCAGCTCAAAATAAATCAGCTTCTACACAAGCTAAAGCTATAGAGTCTAATGCTAAAGCTCAAGCACAAGCTATTCAACAACAAACAACTAATAATAATCAATTACAAAATGAATATATTCAATTTAGTAAAGAACAAAATAAATTGATGAGAGACCAACAACAAGAAATGCAAACTACTTTACAAGAACTTGCAGGTAAAGAAAATATGAATAGTAGACTTGATGCTGGTAAAATAATTCTTAGAAATGGAGGAATTGGTAACAAACGTAGATTATCAGATTTCTTCTACAGGGGAGGTAATATGCCTTTCAGAGTTACTGATGGAGGTGGAGTTCTTCCTATTCAAACAGATAATAATGGTTATGGTCTTTATGAAATTAGAGGTAATGATCATGAACATTATCATAAAACTTCTGGTGGTAAACATAAATCAGGAGTTGGTATTAAATTTAATGATGGTAGTGTAGTTGAAGGTGAAGGAAATCAAAATACTAATCAAGGAGAATTACTTTATGTAACTCCACAAGATGCTATGTTTATTAGTAAGCATAGCATTAGTGGTTTTAATCCTACTAAAGCAGTCCAACAAGGTATGCACCCTCAACAAGCATTTAATATTCAACAAAATATTAAAAATATGAATAGTATAGCTGATGACGGAGGTAAGCTCCCCCGTAGAAGAAGTATAGCAAGTAAAGGAGATTGGATAGATTTAGTTAATTCTCTTACTACTAGAAAAGGTATTGCTAGAGGTATTAGAGAATTTAGTCAAGGCGTTCCTTTTATAAGTGGAAGTTTGGATCCTGTTGCTGATTATATTGAAGGACCAGATAGACAACCTATTTATGAAATAGATGCTAATGGTAATCAACATTTTATAGGCTATGCTCCTAATAATTATAATGAAAATGCTTTATTTAGTATTTTAAGTGGACCTGGTAGTAAAATGGTTAAACCTATTAAAGCTGTTAATACTAGTAGAATGTCTGCTAAATATAAAGAAGTTATGGAATATTTAGATAAAATAAGTAATAAACTTAAAGATACAGCTCCTACTTTGTTTGAAAATAAAGCTACTAATGTATTTAAAAATGCTGGTTCTAATTTTGGTATTAGAACTAAAATGCCTATTGACCTTAGATATTTAGCAAAAGTTAGAAGAGGTATTAGAACAGGTGAAATAATGACACCTGAAAATGAACATATAGCACAAGCAGCTGCTGATGCAACTAAAGGTGCAACTGAGGCCGCTAGAACAATTGCAGCTAATAGTAGATTGTTACATGGACGATCTGTAACTAAGGCTAAAAAAGCTTTATCTAATATAATACAAAAAGCTAAAAATAGACAAGAATTAAGACGTAATAAAGCTCAATGGAATGAAGCTGCAAGAGAATGGCAAGAAGCAGGAGTAACTAGTGATGCTTATAATAGAGTAAATCCTACTATATCTAATAATACTAGAATTAGTTTAAGAACTATAGATAAAAATGCTAAAAATGCTATTCGTGGAGGATTAGGCTTATTAGGTA